GGAACCCTAACACACCGGTAGAAGTGTTAACTGAACTGGCTAAGGATAGCGACTGTGATGTCCGCTATAGCGCTGCCGGGAACCCTAACACACCGGTAGAAGTGTTAACTGAACTGGCTAAGGATAGCGACTGTGATGTCCGCTATAGCGCTGCCGGGAACCCTAACACACCGGTAGAAGTGTTAACTGAACTGGCTAAGGATAGCGACTGTGATGTCCGCTATAGCGCTGCCGGGAACCCTAACACACCGGTAGAAGTGTTAACTGAACTGGCTAAGGATAGCGACTGTGATGTCCGCTATAGCGCTGCCGGGAACCCTAACACACCGGTAGAAGTGTTAACTGAACTGGCTAAGGATAGCAACTGGGGTGTCCGCCGTAGCGCTGCCGGGAACCCTAACACACCGGTAGAAGTGTTAACTGAACTGGCTAAGGATAGCAACTGGGGTGTCCGCCGTAGCGCTGCCGGGAACCCTAACACACCGGTAGAAGTGTTAACTGAACTGGCTAAGGATAGCAACTGGGGTGTCCGCCGTAGCGCTGCCGGGAACCCTAACACACCGGTAGAAGTGTTAACTGAACTGGCTAAGGATAGCGACTGGAGTGTCCGCTATAGCGCAGCTGGGAACCCTAACACACCGGGTTATAAAGAAACAACCTACGATTTCGTAGTCACTAAAAACTATGTGGCGGTAAAAGGAACTAATCATATGTGGTATAAACACAATTACCCCCAAATCGCCCCTTTTTATATTTGTGGATGTTTCTGCGGTTCCAGAGAGCAACTTCTCGCTAGAATCTATTCGATTGATAATATAAGTTGTGATCCGACAATAAGGGTTAGAATACTTAATGCTTTAGACAACAAATTCAAAGAGGTGTTCGGTCGGTAGAAGAAAAACAGAATCAGAGGGAATGGGGGAGTATCAACATTAAACAGGTAATCACCAATATGAGTACAATTAATTTAAACGAACTCCGCGACCGGGCATACAAAATTGCACGAGATCATGGTTTTCACGATGCCGACTGGAGCAATGAGCATCTCCTTTGTCTTGTTATCAGCGAACTGATGGAAGCGGTTGAAGCAGATAGAAATGATAGCAGAGCCAATATGATAGGCTTCGAAACCTGCATAAAAAATGCCTATCAAGGCATTGTTCGGGACGATTGGTTTCTGAAAGCTTACAGAGCCGATATTAAAGGAAGTGTTGAAGAGGAACTTTCCGATGTGACCATATGTTTGCTTGATCTTGCGGGACTTCGCAAGATTGATTTATCCGAATTACAAGGACCGCTATTCGATAAATTCAATATTACCCCTGAATTTATCAGTTGGAAATCTCAGATTGAAGAGATGAGCTTCACTGAAAGAATATTCTCCTATGTTCTCTTTTAACAAGCAGAGAAAGTATTGAAGATGTTGTCAGATCATCTATAGTGATAATATTCTTACATGCTGATATATTGGGTATTGATCTTCTTTGGCATATTGACCAGAAGATAAAATACAACACACTCAGACCTGTAATGCACGGAAAGAAATATTGATTAACAATAAAAAGTATGGAAAAAGTTTTTATAACTAAATATGCCTTAACAAAAGGCATATTGGAAAAAGAAGCGGAAATATGCGATTATGGAAATGGACATATAAGAGCATACGTGAAAGGAGAGTTTTCGAGTTATCCTTTAGGCAAGGTATGTTTTAAGACAAAAGAACAGGCTATGGAAAGAGCCGAGAAGATGAGATTAAAAAAGATTGCTTCTTTGAAAAAACAGATAGAAGCATTGGAAAAGATGAAATTTTAAAAACAAGTGAATCATGATATACAAAAGTCACAATCACGCCTATTATAAAATAGAAGATGGATTGCTTTATGAAGCATACACCACTATACGCGGTCCGAGATTTAGAACTATTGGACGGTTAAAGTATCCTGACAGGAAAAGGGTACCACCTGAAGAGATAAGTTTGGTTGAGCAGGCTTTACGAGAATGGGGTAATGTTTAACGTATATATTAAAAAATTATGAACAGCAACGCACATGAATATAAGGTCAATGCCACCAAAGTAGCATTGCATCTGCTACGAGAGCCCGACATATTCGAAACGAATATGAAATTGTTTTGCGCTAAAGATCTTGAAGATGCTTTTATAGCTGGTGCAGAGTGGCAATCAAGGCAAATGGCATGGATAAGTGTGAACGATAAACTGCCCGAATACGGACATATCATTGACGATCTCACTATTTATTCTCACACAAAAAATGTGATTGTGCTTTATAAAAATGGATGTATTGGAAAAGGGAAACGCATTTATGTGAATGAGATAAATAAGAAAGGCTGGCAATGGTCTTGCTTAAAAGGTGAAGATATTACCCATTGGATGTATTTCCCGGATTAACGAACAATTAAATAAAGAATAATATAATGAACCTAAAACAATTCAAATATTGGCTAAGGATAAACGGTTTTCGTCCGGAGCAGTTCGGAACCGGCACAAAGTGGAATCCGATTAAGTTAACAACTAAAAAAATCTGAATCAAATGGGAAAAGTACACGCCTCTCTATTCTCTGGTTTCGGAGCTGCCGATCTTGCCGCTGAGTGGATGGGTTGGGATAATGCCTTCTGGTGTGAGATAGATAACTTTCCTCGGACTGTACTAAGTTACTGGTTCCCGAAATCAAAAGGATATGGAAACATTAAAGAAACAGACTTCAAATTTTGGCGGGGAAAGATCGATGTTCTCACCGGAGGGTTCCCCTGTCAGCCCTTCAGTGTCGCTGGACAGCGAAAAGGACAGGAGGACGACCGCTACCTCTGGCCGGAAATGCTTCGCGCAATACGAGAGATACGACCCACTTGGGTTATTGGTGAAAACGTTGGTGGAATCATCAGCATGGTACAACCCGGCAGTGAAGTTACAGTGGAAAGTCAAGCCTCTTTATTTGAAGCGTCTGACAAAGAAACGTTACTCGAACAAGAATACATCGTTGAAACCGTCTGCCGTGATCTTGAGCAAGAAGGATATTCCATCCAGCCGATTGTTATTCCGGCTTGTGCCGTCGAAGCGCCGCACCGTCGGGACAGAATCTTCTTTATTGCCTACTGTGCAGACGCAGGGACTGAAAGTCTGCAACGAAAAGGGGAAGACGGAGTTTATCGATCTGAAATTACTTCCGACACCAACGGCCATGATGCCGGCCGATCAGGATATGAAGAAGTTGAATGCCAGACGGGAAAAAGTCAGACAAAAGAAAGGGAATGGGAATGGGTTCGGTGTAACGCTAAACGAATTGGCAAAAAAAGGACTATTGCCGACTCCAAATGTGCGGGAAGCGGACAAGTACAGCAAGAAATACAATCCAAAAAGTCAAATGGGAACAGCATTGACAGCATTGGCAATGAACGGAATGTTACCTACACCCACAGCGAACAGCTGGAAGACTCCATGCGAACATGGAACGGGTTCACCGAACCTGCAAACCTATATTGCGAGAGAACTTGGTCCAACTTCCCGACTCAATCCCCTGTTTGTCGAGGAAATGATGGGCTTCCCTTTGATGTGGTGTGCCTTACCATTTCTCTCACAGCGTGGTGTACCGGATCAATCAAAGGGTACGGAAACGCTATAGTCCCACAGGTGATGTATGAGATATTCAAAGCGATAGAAACAATTCAAGATTAAAAAACTGAGTCGGAATAGCTCAAATCACGAAAGGAATAAGCATCCGAGGTGTAAACCTCGCCTCAGATCGGCAACCGCAAATCTTGAAAGTGGTAGACCTTGACATTTGCAATGGTCCGGTAGGCAGGAGCACGGTAGGGTGAGTATTAATAATCAATGTTTAATTAATCAACTCCGCTGTTAAAGGACAGCGTCCGGTGAGAGACCGGTTATTTTGTTTCTATTTATTATTTCAAACAACATCCCGGTGTACTTTGATAGGTTATCCGGGAACAATTACCGCCAGGAGGCAGGCAGTTCTTATATTTTATTTTGTTTAAGACAGCCGGGAAAGACCGGCAACCGGGCGTATAGCTTAATGGTAGAGCATCCCCGACCGGGGAAGAAAGGGGTTCGATTCCCTAGCGCCCACACATTAAACATTTATAATATGGAAAGATCAGAATCGATAAAAGAGATTGCCAATGCTCTCTGCAAATTCCAGCAAGAGGTTGGGAAGGTGAAAAAAGACAGCAAAAATCCCTACTTTAAAAGTAAATATGCCTCACTGGCAGATATACTGGATGTGATACAAAAACCATTGTCAGAATGCGGGCTTTCTATTATGCAGATGCCTAAAGGAGAGAATGAGTTAGAAACAATACTTATGCACAACTCCGGTGAATGGATTTTATCGTCATACGCTATGCGTCCTGTAAAGAATGATCCTCAAAGCATAGGGTCTTGTATTACTTACCAGCGTAGATATGCTATCGGCTCTATCTTGAACCTAAATATAGACGATGATGATGATGCAAACAAAGCATCCAACTTGCAAGTAAATACAGCAGATGCGCCAAAGACTAATCTGGACGCACGTAAGATTTTTCGACCGGACTTTCTGAACAATGATGAGTCCATGAACAAATTGTATGCTTTTATAGAAGAAAAGGAGAAGGATGCAAAACAGAAAAAGCAAAACTTCTCCGTATCTCGGTTAATGGAAAGCCTTTACAAGATAGGGTCAGTTGAATTACAAACAGTAATAGATATGTATCTACAATATAAAAAATCGAAATATGGAGAATAGTATTAAGAAGATAGGGATATTCCCTGTCACCAAGCAAAGTCAACAAGAACTTGCAAACTCGATCATCATACCTGTTCTTGATGGCGATGTAAACCCGATAGAACATGTGGCTAAGATAAAAGGGTTATATGACACATTGAAGAAAGTATTGGATGACGATAGAATAAAAGATTCCGTTATTACTGAGACAGAGAAATACGGCAAGTCTACTTCATGGAACGGATGCGAGATAACATTAAAAGAGATGGGAGTTTCATATGACTACAGCGTTTGCAATGATCCTGTATACAACGCATATTTGGCAAGTTTGAAAGAACTACAAGCAAAGATGAAAGAGCGAGAAGGATTCTTGAAATCGGTTCCCGATAATACAACTATTGTAGACGATAACACTGGGGAGGTCATAACACTGCACCCTGCAGTTAAAATGGCAAAACAAAGTTACACAATTAAATTCAAATAAAAATGGCAAACACAATCACAGGCCGCATCGTTGAAATCGGCCGGACTGAACAGATACCGTCAAAAAGCCTCAGCCGCGCGTTCCTGAAACGCGAAATCGTGCTGGACGCGACACGTTACGACCCATGGACGGGCGAGCGGAGCGGATTCGAGAATTTCCCACAGCTGGAGTTCACCGGTGACAAATGCGCCGAGCTGGACCGGTTCGCAAAAGGACAGGTCGTCACCATCACTTTCGACCTCCAAGGAATGCGCTATCAGGACAAGGACGGAAACGTGAAGTATTTCACCAAGGCACGTCCCTATAAAATCGAAGCCCGGCAACCGGCGCAACAACCGGCACAGGCAACCCAACAGCAGTCCAACCCGACTACATACGCGCAGCAGCCGGGTTATATGAGTCAGCCACCCGTCTATCCTCCGCAGGAAGAACCGCCGTTTTAGCGTATGATTTATGATTTGAAAAATGAATACCAAATACCCAAGTTTAAGGAGTATGTAAACAAACTGTTCAAGGAGCGGGCCGTTGTGGAAGTAAAAAAGAAGCTTCCTAACCGTACGCTTGCTCAAAACAGCTACTTGCATCTTCTTTTAGGGTATTTCGGTAGTGAATACGGTTGCAGCCTCGATGAAGCCAAGATTGACTTCTATAAGAGGACTTGCAACCGTGATTTGTTTGAACGTAAGACGGTCAACAAGAAAGGCAATGAAGTAACCTATTTACGCAGTTCTGCCGAACTGACAACAGGTGAAATGACCCTGAGTATTGACCGTTTCCGTAATTGGAGTGCATCAGTGGCAGGTATCTATCTGCCGGCTGCTAACGAACAACAGATGCTTATCTACGCACAACAAGAAATTGAACGTAATAAAGAGTTTATATGACACACAACTGGTTTGAATGTAAAATCCGTTACGAGAAAGTAATGGAAAATGGAATGAATAAAAAGGTCACAGAACCTTATTTAGTGGATGCACTCAGCTTCACCGAAGCTGAAGCGCGTATTATTGAAGAAATGACTCCTTTCATTAGTGGAGAGTTTACGGTATCGGACATCAAGCGAGCTAACTATTCAGAGCTGTTCTTCTCGGATGAAGAAAGTGCGGACAAGTGGTTTGCCTGCAAGCTGGAGTTTATCACCCTTGATGAAAGAACAGGCATTGAAAAGAGAACCAAAACCAACGTACTTGTACAAGCCGCCGACCTTCGTGATGCGATGGCTAAACTAACGGATGGGATGAAAAATACGATGGCTGCCTACAATGCAGTATGTATCAAAGAAACAGCGATTATGGACGTGTATCCATATAAAGAAAAAGAATAACAGGCAGCCCAGAAAGACGGGCATACGGGCGCAAGCACAGGACGTGCTTTCTTATTGTGTATGAATGCGCAAAATACGCTATAAGAGTTCTCTGGTTTATGAGTACTCAATCAGAGATTAATCATAATTGCTGGCACTGCCCAATTATGATTGGAAGGGTTCGATTCCCGCTGCGTCCACAAACTAAAATCATACATCAATGAATGACATACTCACTGGTAAGATTTGCCCCTATTGTGGCAATCCTACCGAATATGTAGATAGTTCCGTTATATACGGACGCTCATACGGCATGATTTATCTCTGCCGAAATTGCAGGGCTTATGCCGGAGTTCACAAAGGCACAAACCAGGCATTAGGGCGTTTGGCAAATGCGGAACTAAGGGAAGCCAAGAAAGAAGCGCATTTCTATTTCGACCAAATAGCCAAGACAAACCTTATAAACAAGATTTGGAAGAAGCATATCCCCAACACATCTAACAGAAACAAAGCCTACCTGTGGTTATCCAACCAGTTAGGAATATCACGTGAACTTTGCCATATCGGAATGTTTGATGTAAAGGATTGTAAACGAGTTGTAGAATTGTGTAAACCAATAATAGAATGCCATACTACATAAAACGAAAATCAAAGAAGAAAGAAAAGCCATTGCCAATATTCGACAAGGCAGGAGTAAAAATCAAGAAGAAGCCGGATTTGAAAGCTAAACTCGATAAAGAGTTTTCCTTGTTCATCCGGCTTCGTGATTGTATGCCAAACGGATATTTTAAATGTATCTCTTGCGGTCAAATAAAGCCGTTTGAGCAAGCCGATAACGGTCACTACATAAACCGACGGCACATGAACACCCGTTTCGATGAAATGAACTGCAACGCTCAATGTAGGCACTGTAACCGCTTCATGGAGGGTAATATTCAGAATTACCGAAAAGGATTGATTGCCAAGTATGGTGAGCAGAAGGTTATCCTACTTGAAGCAAAGCAGGGAATTAGCCGAAAGTTTGCCGATTTTGAGTACGAGCAGTTAATCAAGTATTATAAGGCACTTAATAAGAGATTACGAAAGGAGAAAGGTATATGAGTTTTGTTTTGCGTGATTACCAGCAGAAGGCCTCCGATGCAGCCGTTTCTTTCTTCAATAACAAGGCGAAGAAAACAAATGCTATCATGGTATTGCCTACAGGAAGCGGAAAGAGCCTTATCATAGCTGACATCGCTTCAAGACTTGACGGTCATACATTGGTATTCCAGCCGAGCAAGGAAATTGTCGAACAGAACTTCAAGAAACTTTGTTCTTACGGGATTCTCGATTGTAGCATTTATTCCGCCTCCTTCAATTCAAAAGAGATAAGCCGGATAACATTCGCAACCATCGGTAGCGTGAAAAGCCATCCGGAACTTTTTGCCCACTTCAAGAATATCATCGTGGACGAGTGTCACCTTGTGAATCCGATAGAGGGAATGTACAAGGATTTCTTCGATGCTGTGAAGTGCAAGGTTCTTGGATTAACGGCAACGCCATATCGTTTGAGTTCCAGCCGTGACTTCGGCTCTATGCTAAAATTCATAACCCGGACAAAGCCCCATGTGTTTTCAGAGGTCATTTATCATGTACAGGTATCGACCTTGCTTGATATGGGCTATCTCTCAAAGGTGAACTACTATCCGATGAATCCTACCGGATGGAACGAACTCAATTTGAAGATAAACACTACCGGAGCCGACTATACCGATAAGTCAGTCCAAAAGGAATATGAACGGATAGACTTTTATAGTTACATCGTTCATATCGTCCAAAGGCTGATGAATCCGAAAGCAGGAGGCAAGAGGAAGGGTATTTTGGTATTTACCCGGTTTTTGAAAGAAGCGGAACGATTGACGATGTCCATACCCGGATGTGTCATTGTTTCCGGTGATACTCCAAAGAAGGAACGTGAAAGAATACTCGAAATGTTCAAGGTCGGGGAAATACCTGTAGTAGCCAATGTTGGTGTACTTACTACCGGCTTTGATTACCCAGAACTTGACACAGTTGTTATGGCCAGACCTACCATGTCACTTGCGATGTATTACCAGATTGTAGGTCGTTGCATCCGTCCTCATAAAGATAAGGAAGCCGCATGGTTTGTGGATTTATGCGGTAACATCAACCGTTTCGGTGAAGTTTCCGATTTGCATTTGAAAGACACGGGTAACGGAAAGTGGGCTGTGTTTTCAAGAGGAAGACAATTGACAAACGTAAGATTCTAAAGATATGGTAAAGAAGAACGAACGACAGGCCATCCGTCCGGATACCTGCTCAAAATGTAAGAGAGGGAAGCCGGTCAAGGTATCAATGGGGAATCCCAAAGTGGTTCTATGTAGTTTTTTCAACAGGCGTTTCGTTGCCGACAGCAAACGAAACTGTGATTATGCGATTTGATTATGAAAGAGCTAACGAGTTATTTCCCCCACGACAGCAACGCTAGGAACTCAGACAAGCTGATACGCTTACGAATGAGGCATAAGGCATCCGGATATGGAGTGTTTTTCATGATTTTAGAACGTCTTAGAGAGGAGCCAGAATACATGAGTGTCAAAGATTATAACATGATAGCTTTTGACCTTCGTGAAGATGCTTCCTTAATTAAATCCGTGATTGAAGATTTTGGGTTATTTGTCTTTACCGAGGATGGTAAGTACTTCTACTCCGAAAGCTTCAAGAAAAGAATGGGATACAAAGACGATAAATCGAAGAAACGATCCGAGGCTGGAAAGAAAGGTGTCGCTAAGAGATGGGGGAAAAAAGAGTCAGAAATAGCAAATGCTACGGAATTTATAGCAAATGCTACGGAAAACGATAGCAATGCTATAGCAAAAGTCGAAAAAACAATAGCAAGTAAAGGAAAGAAAAGAAAAGAAAATAATATAGGAGATTCTAACGAATCTCTTGTATGTGGGACTTCGCAGCCCCACGCCGAACATATCGACTACTCCGAACTTGTCAAATTCTTCAATGAGGAAACAAAAGGTGTATTTGGTACGGTCAGGACTCCGCTTTCTGATAGCCGTAAAGGGATGATTAACGCACGTATAAAATCTTATGGCAAAAAGACGTTTGCCGACATGATTCATAGGGCATACCAAAGCGATTTCCTGAAAGGGCAGAACAAAAAAGGCTGGCGAGCTTCTTTCGATTGGCTTATCAAACCGACGAACTTTGAGAAAGTAATATCAGGTAATTATGACAATAAAAGTAACACGATTAAAAATGCCGATAATCCAAAACACTACGGAGAGCCTTAAGATCGATCTCGATCCGTACAAACGGTGGTTCCTGCATGTTGCCGGGCAGGTGACAAAGGGAACATTCCGCATAGATGAACGCAACAGGGATTTGGTGAACGACTTATTCCTGTACTTCCACCTCCAAGAAGGGCGGTTTGACAGAAGAAAGGGCATCTGGCTGGAAGGTCCTGTAGGCACGGGCAAAAGCACATTGATGCAAGTGTTCAGCCAGTATTTCAAGAGCCTTAGGATGGGCTTCAGGGTTTATATATGCAGCCAGGTGACAACGGATTACTCGCTGACAGGTGATCTTAGCCGATATCTGGATAACGCAGGATGGTCATCATCCGGACCGGTACCGATGTGTTTTGACGAACTTGGCAGAGAGCCTATTCCAACCAAGTACTACGGCACGGAACTGAACGTCATGCAGCATATACTGCACATCCGATACAGCTATTGGCAGGCTACCGGATTAAAAACTTTTGTCACAACCAATGCCGACGGGGATGAAATAGAACGCCTGTATGGCGATTTTATCCGGGACAGAAGGAAGGAAATGTTTAATATCATTCCCGTGACAGGGGATAGCAGAAGGTAAACAAAAAGGGATGCCTGCACATCCCTTGAAAACAAGATGGACTATTTCTTGTCGTCTACCAAAAAAGAGAAATATCGCGACGTTTTAGGGTAAATTCTTTTACCGTTTTTCACGATATAGCGGCAGAAAATACGCGTCTTGCCTTCTTGCGATTCAACAGTCATTCAACACACCTCCTTTCCGCTTTACCCGACTGCTGTAACAGACGGGCTACAAGTCGCATCCTGTAAAATGCGACAAAAAAAAGCCCAAAGCTACAGGACAATGGGCTTTTAAGTCTTTTCTCAAGGAGATCGGACTGAGGACGGCGAATTACAGTTCACCGAAAGGAAGCGTTAGAACTTCTGTTGAATCGTATTGCAAATATAAGTGTTTGAGCTATGCAATGCCTTTTTGTTTACATAGTTTATATTTATTTCACAACGCAAATAAATGAACCAATCATGAAAATCAATGTATTCAGGACCCAATGCAAGATCGGATCAAAAGTCTTGTACAAGGGAAAAGTAAGAGTTATTGCGGACATAGACCGGAGGACGAACAGCATCTCGTTTTCCGGCTACAGATGGATAAGATGCACAGAAGCGAAGCTACTGCCATGAAACAATACAACAGTTGGGATGAAATAGACAAGGACACCGGCGGTCTTGTTACGAGTCTGACATATATCGTCCTATTCGTCAATGACCAAGTGTATAACTTCGAGATGCAGCTTTCCGATCACATCAAGGGATGCGGACTTTATCGCCAAAAGGTCAAAATGCTGGTCAACAGCATGGACCGCCAAATGGCCGCATACAACAGGAGAATATGCAGAACCGCAGGTGTAAACGCGGAAGCCATGGCCCTCATTACGCAGAGCATGGAGGATGATATCAAGCCTCATATAGATCGCTATGGATTTACCGTCAGCCAGGCATTGCATAATGCCGGATGCCATGAAGATTTGAATAAAGCCCTTTCCATTTGCTCTACGGTGGACATGTTATGCCAGACATCCCAAATTACCATCCGGGATTTCTTTACCGCCATAAGCAAATATGCCCCATTGGCTTACAATCCCCTTCAGTATCTCACCATGGATAAGATGCTGCACTTTGCAAGGGAGCTTACAGAGGTACTTACCCCCAAAGAGATACATGTGAATTTGAATGAGTTGCCAGAAATTGCAAACGCTTTTCAGGCCATAGCAAACAATATGCTTAGGGCGGAAGTATTTGAAAAAGCGTTTGAATCATGCGAAAAATGACAAAAAAAGATGAAATATGAAAGATTGGATAGAAGAAGAAGAAGAAATAAAGCGCCTCGAAAAGGAACGCGACAGGAACTTGGCAATACACTGTGACTATGTGGCTGCCAAGTTTCAAAGGATGATTGATAAGATTAAGATCAAGAAAGAAGATAATAATTAAAAAGAAATGAATAAGATTAAGATAAAAGGATTATCCGATAAACGGTATGCAATGTCTGAATTGGTTGCCGATGCTTATCGACTCAATTCTAACAAAATCTCCATTTTGGCTGCAACTGTTGAACTTTTGGCAAAAGGCACTCAACATCAAAAGGACGCAGAAGAGATAATTAAAGGGTGCTATTCCCAATATTACAATGATTAAAAACTAAAAAGACATGAAGCGATACAGAATAATTCGAGGCGATGCTTATAACGGCTGTATCCCCATAACAGTTTACTGGGTACAAGTATATGAGAATGGTTTTCTCTCCGGAAAATGGCGGAATGTGAAAGGATTTGACACATATTCCAGAGCGAAAGAGCTATATGATTTATTAAATAGTTAATTCAACTTTAAAAAAAAATTTAAGCTATGACTTGGAAAGAATTAAAAGACAAAATATCCCTTATGACAGAAGAAGAGCAACAGCAAGAAGTTGCAGTTTGGGGAGAAGATATGAATTTGATGAAAGATTGCTCCTTGGAGAAAACAAATGAGGATATGTACTACAACTCTGAATGGGATTATACTCGTGAAGAGAGTGAATTGGAACCGGAAGACAAGAATGACCCTGATGTACATAAGGTATATGAAGCAGGAATGCATTATATTTATTCGAATTGATATTAAAACATAAAAAGATATGAAGATACAAATTAACAGCTTAGTGGCATTAGAAAGACTTATTGGTGATGACAAGGAAATGGAAATCACCGTAAAAACATCTGTAATCAATGAATTTGCGAAGTCATATATCAAATCAGTCGCCAATAGTGAAATTGTTGATACAATTAAAAAAGCGATACTTGATGAAGTGAAGAAAACGAATTACTTCGGTTTGCTTGTACAAGATAAAAGCAATCATTATCGTACTGATTATTTACTATCTAACGATGCAAAAGAATTGGTGAAGACACAAGTAAGACGAGAAATAGATAACTTGATTCTGGAAACAGTCACCCCTATTCGTGAAGAAATAGTCGGTGAAATAAGAAGTAGACTGGATTTAATGAGTTTATCGGTTTCCCAATGTATCCGTGAAGAGGTACAAAAAGAAACAATTGATAAATTAGTTCAGAAAAGATTGAAAGACTTATTGGACAAAACGACTAACAATTAAACAGAACTGAGCCGGAATAGCTCATTTCACGAAAGATATTAATTTAACAAAAGAAAAAATGAGAAGAGATGATATTGAAAAAGCAGCAACCCAACATGCTAATATGATAGGTTGGGATCATGATCCGGAGGAAACAAGAGGACTGTTTGCCTATTCATTCGAGAAAGGTGCAAAATGGCGCATCAACTCGGTGTGGCACAAACCATGTGACATAGCTGAACCGGGAAAGGATTGTTTGGTTGAACACATGGATGGAGACGGAAATGTCTGCATTTGTATTGATTGGCGTTCTGAATATGAATGGATAAAAGCTTGCCATTACGACAAGATTTTGCGTTGGGCCTACATCGAAGACTTACTACCTAATACGGAGGAATGAATATGAATAAAATAGAAAAACTTATAGAGAAAAAGAGTGTCCTGGAAGAGAGATTGTATAAAGAAGAGCGCAGAGAAATTGAAATGTTGAATAGAAGAGGTTTTGGATATGCGATGCGACATGTCAAAATTGGTTTCTCTACACGAAAATCAGATGCTCTCAAAGAACGCATTAGAATTATCAGTGAACAAATTAACGAATTAAAGAAGTTAAATGAAAGCGATAACAATTAAACAGCCGTGGGCAAGCCTGATTGTGTCCGGGCTGAAAGATATAGAAAACAGGACTTGGAACTGTCCTAAGAAATACTTAGGTAAGAGGGTGCTGATTCATGCAGCAAAGACCTCAGTTAAGGAGGGATGGAGCGCACTTAACGGAATGCAAATAAAGAAAGTTTCCAAACACAAGGACAAACTTTACGGAGATAATGAAGATTTGCCGAAAGGTGCCATCATCGGCAGTGTCGAGATAGTCGATTGCATTCAGAATCACCCCTCACCGTGGGCCGAAAAGGGCGTGTGGAACTGGGTGCTGGCTAACCCTATTTTATTCCCCGAACCAATACCGGCTAAAGGCAAGTTATCTTTCTGGGAATATGATAAAATTTTAGAGCCTGTGTCTGATGGCGATCATAAAATTTGCATGTGCCGTATATGCGTGGATGAAAAAGTTCAGGTGATGAGTATGGGGAATTATTTTGTATGTAAATATTGCGGTGGACGCTGGTATAAGTAAATCTATAACAAAATGGAATTGAACATTATGGATAAAACGAAATGTATCACTTTCGATCCGGTAGCACAAGAAGCATTGCCGGATCATATTAAGGCTAAAATGAAAGCAGATCGAGATAAAGCCAAATTAGAGGCATATCATAAGCAATGCCCTTGCTGGAACAGTCACAACGATAGTTGCTATGATGATAATTGCCCTTGTGATAGAGATTGTGAGTATATGAAAAGTATCAATTTAAAAATAAAAGATTTGAACGAAAGTGAAAGAAAAAGAAATCAAACAGAGACTTCTTGATGAGATATCCGGATGGTTTTGCGAATCTTATTGTTTGTATTACGGCGACAAAGACTATTGCAACACTTGTCCTATCAAGGAAGAAAAGTACTGGCTTGTACGTCCCAAACCTACCGGGGCAGAGAAACGGATAAAAGAAATCCAGTTCTGTGATAACTGCGTACATTTCTGCCCGATAGAAGAAGGAGAGGAAAACAAACCCAACGAGGAACTATGCAAGTTTAAACGTCCGTTGCGCTTTCGTCTTGGAATAGATGACTATACCGGTGATGACACCGGATTCTTTTGTCCGGGATGTAAAAACTTCAAAAAGAAATTTAGCCTATGATACCCTACAAAACCAGCCGGGATTACTCCCGACTAAAACAACTACTTGATGAAGGAATGGGAATCGTGTGCTTCTCATTGAAAAGTCGGGAATGTGCGCTTGCGAAAAAGCAAACATTCTGCGATGGACAAATGTTCGCCTACTACTTCGGCCGTTTCCATATCTTCAACCATGATTTAGAAATAGCTACATTCGAGAAATTTTGTGATCTATACAACGTCGAGTTTATTGAACCGAATAAACAGATTTAAAGAATCCTTATAAATATACGAATTTACAGTAGACACATCAGCCTCCTTAGCCGGCAGACTTTCTCGTTGAAGTTGACCGGCTCGAAGTCAAGGGAGTCAACCAGGCGGTCAATCTCGCGTCTGGCTGACTCCCTCTTTAATTTTCTTATTTCTTTTTTATTCGCTTTACACATAGCTTTTCCCGTTTATGTTTGCGGCAGTCACATATAAACAACTGCACATCCTCGTACAACATCTTACCTAAATAACCGGCCAAATACGCTACTTCTTCACCTCCTATAGGCATTTTAAATGCCGTAGCTATATGATCCTCCAAATGGCGGCATTCGTGCTTTAGGGAGTTTAAAAACTCTTCCGGGGACGAAGTCTTGCTTATGACCATTACAGATTTCCGTAGCTTGTAATTGGAGTACGTGACACCGGTATCAAGTTTGCATGACACCAAATTATTGTAAGCCTCTCTTGCCTTGTCTTTCGGACAATCTATTGATTTCAACAAACCTATGACCTCTTCCGTATAATAGCAGGTGACACGATAAAATATATGCACCTGCCAATCGTACTTCTTTATGTATAGGTCTCTTCTTATCATATTTACATCATTTCATCCCAAATAATAGGCGTTCCAGAACCGATGCAATCAGCGTAGAAACGAGTAAATACAATACCATCGTAAGCGTCCGGATCGTCGCAAACGTTCTTCACGTATAAAGCAGCATATTGATCATGGGGAATGGAGGAGCCAAGAAAATCAGCCTTGCACATATTGGCAACATACACATAGTCATAGCCGCCTTTCTTCTTTACATCGACGTTATATTTTTTAAGCATTTCGTCGATCTGCTCTTTTGTCCAGGGCTGTACCTTTATTTTCTTGCCAGTTCCATCTTCTTTTTCCATCATGGAAATAGCCCAATCACACATAGCCTTAGAAAAATGCCAGCCATATGCGCTTAAATAAGCTTTCATCCCCGAAGGAAAATCATCGTACATATCTAATCTCATATCTTTACTTTTTAAGAAGGGGCACAATGTCCCCTTCTGATTTAACGTCTGCGTCTGCGGTATTCCCCGGCATACCGTCCGGTTCCTCTCACGCCGCGCCTTTCACCGAAACCTTCTCCACCGCGTCTCCACATATCGCGGAATTCATCGTCGTCGTCATCGTCATCGTCTCGGAATCCCATACCGCCTTCCATTGCTTTTCTCTTGCCTTCCTTGCAACCAAGTTTATAGGCTTCTTCTATCGCTTCCATCAAGTCTTCGTCTTCATAAGCATCGAACTCTCTGAAAAGCTCTTCTAGTTTTCTATTTGATCCCATAATTATTACTTTTTAGTTGTTTCCTTAACTCCAAGCTGTTGCATCAATTGCTTGTTTAGCTCCATAAGTTCAGACATGTTCTTGCTCATATCAGACATCTGGGCCTTAAGGGTGTTGATTTCCTGTTCTTGACGTTGCTTTTCTGCAAATTCAGGATTGATCATTGTCAACATCTCATCGCAGGATGCTATCACGCTGAGGTCATAGTCCCGACTGTTAACCCTATCCAATCTTTTTTGTTTTATCATGGATATTTCATTGTTCATCGCATCGCGGGAACATGAGACAACAAGATTCCCGTTTTGCCCAAAGTCGGCTATATCACTACCGGAGGGAAGATTCTGAAACGTCGTGTTCTGACCATTAATATTAGCCACGACATCTACGACCATCTCCATCTGAGGTATCTGCCCCATAGGAGCGGGCATAGGATATTTAGGCTTGGGTGCAGAAACGCTTACCACAGAACCAATCTCTATGAAATGTTTGGCTTCCTTATGAAGAATATACAACTGATTATTTACTCGAAGATTCTGAAACATGATTGTTTGATTTTAAAGGAGTGTGGTTTTTGCAATTTTTACAACAACCACAGAACTCCATGTTAATTACTACTTGCTTCGCAAAGAAGCCGTTTCTGCTGTAGGAGCCGGAGTAGTTGTCGGTCTATATCCACCATTAACAAGATACAATTCGTTCGTGTATTTGTTGTAATGGATCTCATAGATACCCGGACCGGCAAGGTCCTCTACTCGCACAGGCACATCGCCGTAAGCCATTAACGGTCTCGTGTCCCCGTTCGTCCCTATCAGAATGGGCAGTGTTGCTGTTGTTCCAGCCGGGATAGCTTGACGGATATTGACATAGAAACCGCCTACATAATCCCGGTTACGAAACGCATGGTTCGGAAGCTCTAATGTCACGTTCTCCGTCCCTACCGTCACAGCCACCGTTGGCAAGGTGTTAAAGTTTGCCCTGCCAAGTGAAGGGAACGGAAAAGGAAATCCTGTAAAAAAGTTAGGCCACATAATTACCTCCTTTCTTACCCGGATCAACCCCAGTAGTTATTGCAACCACATCCGTAACCGCCGCGAGCATAAGCCGCATCACCTGCATAGGCACCGAAAGCGGCCGCACGATAGGTTTCCGGGTTATACACCTGCAACTGTGGATAAGGAACGGATACCGTTGGAGGCATCTTGCACTTGATACCGTCTACATCACTTTGCAATGCCTGCAAGCCGGCTACCAACGGCGCGATCTGCTGACCGAAGTTGCTCAAGATTGTCGCATTCTGATTACGCTGAGAGATTTCCCCCTCCAAAACTGCAATTCTTGCATCCCTTGCAGCAAGGGCTTCCTGCTGACGGCGTGCCTCTGCGGCATCCATCTTGGCTACAATAGCCTGAAATCCTTCACGGTAAGCGTCCGACAAAGAACGAGTATTCCCTTCCATTGTACGTGTAAGCGTATTCATGTTTTCGCAACTCGCTAAGCGACTTTCATACCCCTGTCGTTCAATCGCAGTCTGCGTTTTGCAGCAACAATCGACTAATTGAGCAGAGATAGATTGATTGCCCTGCATAATTGCAGTAATGATACTGTTGGTATTCTGTCCCATCTGATTGCCTAGACCGCATATAGCCTGAGATACAGAGTTAATACCAGCAAGGATTTGGTCTGAAGATACATTCAACGCCTGGGCAAGTGATGCGATGTCCACACCGTTGCGATTAAGCATTTGCATAATCATGTCTCTTCCTTCATTGGCACCCTGATTGTTGTTTCCTCCAAAACCGAAGTTGCCGTTGCCAAAGATGGCAGCAATCACAATCAACACAATAATGTCCTGAAAACCGCCGTTGTTCCCGAAGAAACCACCGTTACCGCCTCCACCGTTCATTAATCCCATGAGGTAACCTGTGTCAATACCCCTGTTCTGCAAAGACGGAAGGATTGATGCAAGTAAGCCGTTACTCGCTCCACCTGCCCCGTCTTGATTAAATACATAAGTTTTTTCCATTGTATTTTAAATCTTAGTTACGGTCAATATCAACCGCATCGCAAATGTCGCAAAACAGTAATTGTATTGAATGGTAGAATGTTGTAGGCTTGTTGTAAAGTTGTTGTTAAACTGTCTGATTTTTTTACTTGCTCCCTTATCTTTTCTGTATTAGCCTCCTATAAAAACTATGCAATGTTTCTTCATAACAAATATGTTATCTTAATTTACAAACACCTTAATGGCATATCAAGCGACTCACGTATATTCCTAACTATAACCTTTAGCAGATAATTTCTGCGTATTCTGTCAGGGTAGATATTTTTCAACTTGTTGATCGATTGCTGCGTAAATCCGGTAAATGACGATATTTGAGATTCACTGAATTTATATTCAGATAGTATAACAACCATGATACCGCGTGAATCAACAATATCACTTCGTTTACACTTTGACAGTATCAGGTCTTCTGATACTTCTGTCTCTTTAGAGACAATTCTTAATATTTTGGCAAAGATTTCAGATTTACACATAATGTTTGAATTTTAGTTATATCTTTGCCTTCGCTACATAAAACTTATCGCACATAATGCAACAAAAGCATAGACATTCATGTTGAAGATATTAAGTCCCCAACGTGCGAGTGTCTATGCTTGTGTATCAGTTTTATGTAGCAGTTAAACGTGATACGTTGGGGGCTTTTATTTTACTTCCCAGCCCCATAGGAAGAGACTATGAACAAAAGTCTACTTACCAAATTCTATAATATAGGCCTACCCCGATATACGGAGAAAAGCCACTTCTGCCTATCCCATATCCACCTATTACTCCTAATCCCCACCGACGATCTTTCTGGTGTACAATCTCCCGTTTATGATAGATTATCATCGAATCGAGATTGGGTCTATAACCGCTGACTACCGCCCTATACAAATCTGTCTCATAAACCTTTCTCTGGATTGGTAACGGGATATAAATCGTGTCAAGTTCTTTTACCGTGTCACCCTTCTGATAAACGAAAATCGGGTAAGGTAGCTCGATTTCCTCCACATCAAGCATGTAAGAAGGCTCAGGAACAGGTTTGTTGATCGTGTCTGTTTCCTTGACTACCTCTATTTGCTTTTCTACCGAATACCTTCCGGCAAAAAAACAAGCAAAGCAAAGAAATAAAACAGATATGGCATACCAGGCTTTCATTTCTTGATGATGATCTGTTTTCTTTGTTCTCCTTCTAGCTTTAGCGAAACATGAAGGAAGTTATTTTTACGGTATAGGATGGCCTGATCGAACGGCAAACCGGAATCTTCCAATACTTCCAATAAATCACCGGCCTTTCCATCAATACTCAAATCGGCTGCTTCCCCTTTTTGATGTTGAGATGTAGGGACACCCCCTACTGCCGCATTCAACTCTGGGCATCTGTAGCCTGAATTAATGGAGATAGGCTTACCGATAGCATCCCGTAATGGTTGTAGCAATTTTGCACACAGATTGGTGATAGCCAGTTTCTCACGCGATCCCGGATCATTCTTTATTCCTTTTGTAATAGCAGTATTGCTATGCACAAATTCTTCCAATGTAAAATTATCAGTTATATTCATTTCCTATCCTCCTTTTTCTTTACTGATTTCATATATTCTTCAAGATAATTTACTTTACTTAGAAACTTAACCGATCCAACCCAATACAAAAAGGCTATAACTTTATTGTCTGGATATACCGTGTGCATGTTTTTCAGTATATTCAGACCATAACAATACACTACTACCCACGTTATCCAACTGACAAAGGCTTTTGTACTGTCTTTATCCTGCTCCATCATTATACCAATCCAAAAAGCAATAAGCAGGATCAAAAGGTAAATCAGAAGATAGATTATCGTCCTAAAAAATTTACTTTTCCTAAAACGCAAATCATCGGCTGCCAGCCCCCAGAACATATCTATGGTAGCCATTACAGGTATTACTATAAGAAAATGCTCGATAGGTGCGAAAAAATCTAACATTGAAGCAATTACCGCAATAGAAACAGCCTGTACCCAGCCGGTAAAATCTTGTATATATGGAATTAATCTTTGCATAATATCACATATTGAATAACACGGTAAAATAAGTGGATAATAAGGCAGCTATCTCAATCCAGAACATCGGCTTGCTCTGGTAGAACTTATACCAAAATGTGCCCTCTTTTTCTTTGGCAATGCTTAATGTAGTATACCCTACATAGGCAAGCCATACTAACAACATTGGCCAGAGGTTCAATGCCACCCAAAGTTGCGATCCGGCAATACAGATGATTGCTCCAGCAGAATGTATCTTGCTCTCATAATCATCTTTGAAATTGGGAGCTGAACCAACAAAGAACATGCCAGCACAGGACAGAAATGCAATCCATTCCGTGTTTGGTTTACTTACCTCCAATATTGCAGGCATCAATAAACCGGCAGTCAGCCACATCGTTGCCATAAACCACAATTTATGCTCCAGATAGTAATGGTAGCACTTATGGAATAAGGTACACCCTTAGTCTTTACACACACGGCAGCCGTGTAGGCCGCAATAACAAGCATTGAAATAATCGTCAAAATAGTTATCATACCAATCTTACATTTATGTTAATCAATTCTTTCAAATGGGCATATACCGGATTAATCGTACCGTAGAAGCAGTAGTATTTCATTCTTACGCCATCTTCTATTTCCGTGTAATACTTTTCCTGTTCAAGCGTCATGCCTGGCGCATAGAGTTTGGGATCGTATTCAGTCCCCTTGTGATTTTCGTCCATGCGCTCATAAAGAGCAGCCGTATCTACCGAAGGAGGATATATTTCGAGAACCGGATTTATCGGTTGCCGGACTTTCCATAACCAGTCATCGTTAATTACCCGGTTGCCGGTATCCAACTTCCCGTTAATAAATTCTTTCCATTCCGCATGTGCGTATTTGGCACTAATCGCTTCATCATCCGTCAGTGACATTGCAGACACAGATTTACGGGTGATACGGGATAACTGCTTCTCTGAATCGTGCGTTTCCGTGTAGTTTACGGCTTCCTGTAATTCGGCTGTTGTCCTATGGATTACATCGGGATAGCCTGTCACCTCAATCACTTCTACATCTTCCACTGTCTCGGCTGCTTCAATATCAGAGAGAAACTTTTCTGATAGACCTATACAGATATCATTGTAGTCTGCCATCTCATTGAGAGCTTCCAATAACAGAGCTGATTTATACGAATTCCCGTTTACTTCAACCGTATCTTTTCGGGCACACTGGTCTTTTAGAGACAAACGGTCGTATGTATATACATCGTTGTCCTCTATGTAGTAGTGCCGGTAGTCGGTGTTGTAGACTTCCTGACGCTTCAAGTCTTTTGCAGTTTGAAGTTTTTCTTCCGGTGTCGGTTCGGGAATGGGTGTCAATTGCATATTGAACACTTCTTCTACGGATGCACCTTCGTTTGCCTCTTTAAAGGCAATCTGTTCCTCTGTCAGCAAAACGTACTTTCCTGCAACATAATCCTCCCATGTTGTGCCGATATCGTTGTCTGCTGTATCGAGCTTTTCCGGCATTGCGACATAGATATTCGCTGCGTCTTTCTGTATGTATAAATAGTTTATTTCCATTTTGATTTATTTGTATTTATTATATCGTAATACGATAATCCCCGAACCGCCAGAACCGGATGAAATCCCTCCTGATACATTGGAACCACTTATATAAAAAGAACCTCCTCCTGATCCTGTATTGGGTTTCCCATTAGTAGGGTTGCCTAACGATCCTCCCCCTATACCTATTCCTCCTCCTCCTTGTGACGATCCGGAGCTATATTCTCCACCACCTCCACCCCCACCGGCATACAATTTATTATTGAATGGACATCTTGTAGTGGTTCCTTGCCCTATCCCAGGCATATCGCCAACTCCATTAGATCCATCACTACCTCCGATATATCCTGCCGTATTTCCTGAAGACATTCCACTTCCTCCTCCTGAACCTCCATCTCCTCCCTTGCCAGAATATTGTCCACCATTTCCCCCATTGGCATAGTATATAGCTGAGTCCCTAAACCAAGAATTCTGGCCTTTTAGTCCATCTTTCGCATCATTATAAGACGATGTTGATCTTACACTATTGCCTCCGTTTCCTATTACATAATTAATAGATTCTCCCGGTGTAACAGATATACCTAAATATAATTCAGTGCAACCGGAACCGCCCCCACCACCACCTCTTTCAGGGCCTGACGATGCACCAGAGCCACCACCTCCAACAATAAAAACGTCAACTGATTTACATCCTGCTGGGACCGTCCATTTGCCAGAAGATTTTAGCTCTTCTACAACTTGTACTGTCTCTCTTTTCCCCGTCGACATTGTCCTTCTTCTCAACATATCAATCCTTCTCTTTAACGGTTATTGAATACATGACACCACTCGTAGCGATCTTCAAAATAGACATCTCGAAAGGCACGCCGGAAGTAGTGGTAATAGAACTACCGGACATTGATCTAAAACTGCCAGTAGTAGGGATAGGCTGCGTAAAAGAAGCGGTAGGATTACAATCAAGATATATCTCTTCGCCTACATTCAATGCCCTTGCAGACTCATTTATCGATAGGTTTGAAGCGGAGGATAGGGTAGCCTTAACCAACCTCTTGTTTGTTGGTATATTCGCAAGAGTTGTGACAGCATTACTCCCTGTGCCAAAGTTTACTATATCATCCACCCTCTTCTTGTCCTCCGTCGACATATACCCCGCTGTGGCGGGGGTAGCGATAGGGGGAGTGAGGTATTGACCGTTGTCGGAGAGGTATTTTGTACCAGATCCAGTATTTTGGATATTTTGTCGATTAGATACCAAGGTATATACCTTGTCACTTTTATTAATAATTATGGTCATTATTGTCAACCATATAGAACGAGAACTGGGGTCTACTGCTAAAATATTGATTGTAATACCATACATTTCAGTAGTGTTATTAATTATCATCGGACCAAACGCGTCAGGATCAGCCTCTGTTCTTGCTGTTATTATTCCTTTATTTACTGCGTCAACTATCTTTTGATAATTTTCATCTGACAATGTGCCATTCTCCTCTGGGAATAAAGTTACAACATCCAGATACTGGTTGCTCTCCACTATCTCCGACCACGCCCCATTGTTACGCCCGTAGGTTTTTCCGTCCTTTGGAGCTTCCTGCACATAGTTCGACAAGTCGATTTGCGTACTTCCAATATGTTCCGGCTTCCCGTCTATGTAGATATACTCGTTGTAGATATCATTTCCCGACCCGGATTTGGGGACAAGATAGATAACATTACTTTCCCCCGGTTCCGGGAGAGATTCAACCTTCTGAAGCGTTACACTATTAATGGCTGATATCAAAGACTGGACTTCTTCCTTTGTGTATGTTTCAGACTTTAGATAGTAATTTGTTAAATCGTTTACCGCTTTTGTGATAAAACCGCTATTGTTGGTCAGATCACTTGTTTTGGTTGGTATGACCGGTTCGGCATATTCCATGAACGTACCGGATGAACTGTTGTCTGAATCCGGAACAAACAAATACTTCTTTCCTGAAACAAGCCCAGCAGCGTCAACAAGCACATTACCCGTCCCTGCTCCGGCGGGTCCCGTCTGACCACGGGGAATGAAGAAATTCAAAATGTACTTCGGGTTACCTTCGGGCGTCTCTCCATTCTCAACAACTTCAACTCTGGCTTCTTCCGAAGGATCAAGAGTTGTCGTTGTCCCCTGTTCAAAGACTGCCGGCTGACCGTCTTTGCCTTTAGGGGTAGTCAGATTAAGAATATATTTGGGATTGCCATCTTCGTCTACTCCGTTCTTAGTAAAGCTGCCGGAAGGGGTTTCACCAAAGGTGGCGTTGACGGATTCTAAGATGGGAGTTTTACCGTCATCGCCGGGATTTCCCTTTAATGATTCCAGTTCTTCCGGTGTAAAATCTTCATAGGTGAATGGATCACCCTTTTCACCCTTCAATTCTGCCTTATCTTCTTCCGTCAAATCAGAAAAATGCAATTTCAGCTCGTCTTTCTGTTCCGGCGTTAGATCGGAAAACTTCAACTTCAAATCATCGTAAGAGACAAGTACACGATAAGCTGTATCTTCTTCACTGGTGTACTTCCATTCAATGCCTGTGCTACCAGTACGAAAAACAGGAGTATCACCGGCAGTACCTTTCAGATCGGACAAAGCGACAAGATTCTGCCAATTACCGTCCGTATAACGCCATTGGATATAGGTTTTATCCTGATTTACCTGCAAGAATACTTCACGTCCATCTACACCCTTCAAGACAGACAGAGCAACACGTACAAGCTTATATGTGCTACCCAATACCTGAAAGGCGGGAAGAGAGGACACACCGGTAAGTGAACTTACCTCTTCGTACTGCCCCGGATCTTTCGCCGTAGACGCAATCAAATCCTCCACCGCTGCCGCAATCTTCTGCAAGTCTTCCGGCGTGATCGTTGTCCCGTCTGATAATATGATATCTCCTGCTGCCATAGGTGCTAATCTATTTTATTCCTCTGTTTAAAAATTGATTTTGCATCCGCCAATGCCGCTGTATATATAGCCTCGCTATCTGCATCCGGTATAGACTTGTCAAATGATATATTCTTGGTCCCGTCTGCATTGATGATTATGTAGCCGAAACGAACATCTGCCTTCTTGACTGTACCCGTTACCGACTTTACGTTTTCCCCTTCATCCTGTGTGATATTGTACTGTACTTCGTAACCTGCCACATTGTTCAGGTATGTGCTCTTGACCACTGATGATACTTGTTCGAGTGCCATAACTTATTCCTCCTTATCTTTAGTTTCTGTTTCGACTTCTGTTGCTGAACGCACAATGCTGTCTAATACAAATCTTTTGAAGCCCGGCTTGATGAGTTTCATCATTTCGTCAAATTCTTCATCAGGGATTTTGATATCCCCTTCTGAATAATAAATATTGCGTGCCAATTCGCTCATTGGGACACTCTCCGATGCACGGTGCAGAGCGTTCCCAATCTCCTTTCGAAGATCATGATTTTGGTACTGATCTATTCCAACTTCTACATTTAACTCTTTGAAATTTACTTGTTTCATAATGATTTTTTTTATGAGTTTCTATTTATTATATACCAATTCTTATTGAAATACATCAAAATAGCGGAATCACCTTTACCCATCCAGAAACCAGTATTGCTTCCAGACGCTTCATTTATAGTATCTCCATTTTCATTTATGATATTATTATTTGTTCCTCCTTTAGCTGCGACATATATTCTCCCTGTAGCCCATTTTGTCACCAATAAAATGATAATAATGGCAGAGTTATCAACAACTGCATGTCCTGAATTAAAATAGCCAAATTCAGATTTTATTGCGCTATCACTCGGCAGATTGACTGTTATATCTGATGTAGGTTGATATATATAAGTCCTTTGATTTCGCAAATTCTTAGCCGATGAAAAACTGCTATTGCTTGGAGCAATATTAGGTCCAGTAAACACATCCTCTATGATCCCGAAATTTCCTTTGACACGAAGTCCTCCGTCACAATCTACAGCAATAGGCTTAACATCTGTGCTAGCATCCCCAGAAGCAGATACCGAAAGCCCATATGTCGTTCCACCAAAACTGGCCTTATTATGGTTCTTTATAATAGCCGTGCAAGTAAACGAACCTCCAGTCGACAAAGAAGCTAAATTGCGCCCAAAAGCAATACGAGTATTCTCCCCTATCATATCTATATATCCAACATCTTTTCCCGGACTTGCATTGCATTTAAACCAGCCATATTCAGTTATGGTAAACGATCCAATTTGAGTTGCACCTTTAAGATTTATCTTGGATGCTTCAAGTGTAATACTTTCAGGAGATTGATTTATAGATGATATAATATTATCTTTCCTGGCATATAAATTATTACCATAAGCGGTCGTCATTATTCCGGATTCTTCCGTAGGATTACCGTCGGCATCAAAATTAGCAACGACAACCCGCCATTTATCTTTATTTTGCAAGACAAAAGATGCAGCCGATACAGCATTGTCGTTAACCGTTTCCCATGACTGCGTTCCGTTTACACCGATATACCGCTTTGTTATTTTTGTCGACGGATTATACCACAATGCTCCTACGTGTTTAAATTCCTGACCTGATGGCCAAGATTGCCAAGGATCATTTGTTTGGGAATATTGTTCCTGTGAATACAAACCGCATTCAAAAGCTTTATTTGCTAAATCTGCTGCATCTTTTATGCCTTGAGTATTTGTTCCTACGGCCGAAGATATCTGATCATACTCCACGGACAGGTCTGCAACCGATGTTTCAAGTGTTTTTAAATCATTTTTCGATGCAAACAGAGAAACTGCATCCGCCTGTGTGATCCATCCGGCACTTTCTATCGTATTGTTGATATTATCCACCTTCGTAGATATACCGGACATCTGTTCTGCGGTAATCTGCAACTGACTGTCAAAGTGCACATAGATTTCTCCCGTCTCATTATCTACATAATCTTTTGTCGCCAACAGTTTGATGTATTCGTCTGTCTGGTCGATCTGTGTCTGCAACTTGACAATAGCATCCGCAATCTCATCAGAAAACAGCCCTACACCATAAATAAGTATCTCACCAGTGAACCTCAGTTCAAAATCACCTTTCCCGTTCCATTTCCCGACCTTAGACAGCTTTTGATAGCTGTCGCTTTCCGGTAGCTGTTCTTCATGATACAACTCGGTTCCCGGGATACCGAAACCGCAAGAACCGGGACGGAGCACCTTATAGAACAAAGAGAAAGAATACGTCTTTTCTTCTTCTTCCGTGTGATCCGGGATATTCATTATAGCATTCTGCTGAAGGATATACGTGTTCCTTATTCGCAGAACGTTTTGACCGTTGTCATTATAAACATCGGCAACTTGATCCTTTTCTACATAGAAGCTACCGTCCAGCCAAAGATATTCTCCACCTACGTTGATAAAATGAACGTTATTTGCGGCTGTCCAATAGTTTGTATTCTGGCTGAAAGAAGAGTTTACAAGGATGTTACCACCTTCTGCGGATATGTCGTTACGGATGCCATCAATAAGGCTTTCAAACTTGCCGTTCATGGCAATAAAGGTCTGCTCAATGGTATCTCCATTTTGAAGAATGAATGTCGAGTTTTCAACGTATATCCCGTTCAAATAAGCCCCATAACCAGACAACTGATCGCCTCTCTGTGTCCTGATTCCTGTCAGATGTCCAATACGGGCTTTCAACTTGCCTTCGGTGCTGGCATCAGTAATACCATCGTACACATCGATAAATGGCGCACCGCTATCGGCCGTTGTTAGATATATCAATCCCTGCCGGTCTGTATCTTCATTGTTACCCCAACGAAGGGCAAAATCTCCGGCTTCCGGTTGCCCTGTCCCTTCTATCAGAGGAATAGCTATATCAAAATAGTCACTGTCTACACCGATACAACGTCCGAAAAGATACTTGATACTGGTCGTTCCCGTCCGTGTCTGTATTCTGACACCGTCACCCTTACGCAGGTTCATAAGCATAAGACCATCCATATCGTCCATATAACAGCGATAACGGTCAGACATCACTTCTACTCTGGCTATTTTGTTGATGTCAGAAACAATCTGGCTACCTCCTAAACCGTAAATCTGGGAATAGACAATCTCGTAAGCAGTGAATGTCTTTCGAATAAAGAGGTTGTCCATCTCCCCGGTGGCCGTCGGTGTGTCTATCTGCCATCCCCAACCGGTAAAACCGGATGCAAAAGTTGGCGATCCGGTATTGCCCCCCACATAGATATCACTCCTCACACGAAGCGAGTCCAATATGGCGGCGCCCGTACTCTGGATCTCCCAGCCTTTACCTTCCCAGCCGTCTATGAAAATGGAAGAGCCGATCTTCTTGTCAAAAAGTATATTCCCGTGGGCGGTATCGTCGATATCTTTGCGAAGATATCGCTCATCAAGATAAGTCGCCAGCCTTGCACTTTCTACAGATGTTACATGTCCAAAATCATCAACACCGATATTTTGGACAAATAAATCGTCAAAATTAGATGTTGAAACTGCTGAAGATGTATCTTCATGCGAAACCGTGAAAATAACAGTTTCGCCAATCAAATCTTTTTTTACATCAATGCCTCTTCCTTCTTTTACGTCTACATCTATATTTACAATTCCTCCACCTCCTGAAGCCGTACCACCTCCTATTCGCTTGGGTAAATTATCACTACCCAAACAAAACAAAGCAGGATCATCTTTATTATCATTGAGATATAATTCACCTCTTACAAGACCATTCAAATCCCAATCCTCAGAACCATCATTAGTGGCAATAGGGGGAGCAGCAGCAACAGTTTTCCCTTCACTGTTTACCGTAGTATCTGACCCGTACCATATTCGTTTTGTTAACTTTTTTATACTCATAGCGAATCAAGATGTGATTGGTTAACAAAACTTCCTTCGTTTCCGTCAAAGACTAAAACTTGACCGTCTTTAGCATTAGAAACGTTTAAACTGACTTCTCCAACAATACCAGATCCATCTGGATATTCGGTAAAACCATTGTAAGAAACATTTTCGGAGCATTCCACCGTTAAAGTATAATTGAACTGTGGATATCTCTCAGCAATAACCTGTTGTTCCGGTACGCTTGATTCACTTCTGGTATAAGACACTCCATCAATCTTCACAGAAGACAAGCAAAAGATATTGTTTAAAAGCCGGGCCATTTCAAAAGGGACACCTTCATTATCACCAATCGTAAGTGTCCTTTTTTCATAGGGAACAGAATATAGATTGATAGGTTCTTGCTTTTGAGTTCTGAATTGTTCACTTTCAACAGCTAATTGCCGGCTATCAGATTTAAATCCTCCTTCTACACGTGTTTTAAATACACGTTTATTCCCTGATATATCAAATACAGCCCCAAATGCTTGTTGATTATCTGCATTTGTATATTCTATTTGCATTGTAAATGGAGTATATGATGAACTATGTACACAGAAAGGCAAACTAACAGATATCTCTCCCTGATCATTTGTTATTCTGACTTGATAGGTCCCATTATTTGAAGGATTTATCGTAAATTCATACAACGTGTTGTAATCGTTAATCTCGTATTTTTGTGGAGATATTTGATATGAAGTCCCATTATATAAATCAACAAGTAACATGGTAAATGTCTTGTTTGGAACATCTACGATCTGTATAAGGATAGGTATATCTTCCCTTTCAAACTTCTGAACATAATCAATCGAATGTTCAAAGCCTGTACTTTCAACGTCAAATATCAAAGGAGATACACTGCTTATTTTTATCATACGCTTATACAAACAAAAAGAGCCGTATACGCAGTGTTAACTACGTATACGGCTCTTAGGCTCTATGCTTGCAAATGTAGCAATTATTCAGAATAAAGACAACATTAATCGATATTTTTACATATCAAAGTATATTCCGTTGTCTGTCTCTTACCAAGAAACTCTGTTATATCGGAAACATAACCGGTATACTTTTTGCCGTTATAATTAAAAGATATAAGACCATCACATAAAACAGGAAATGGCGACAGCCCTATCGTTTCAACTTTAAGAGTTTCAACTCTAAAATAACGACTGTCTAATACAACGGGGGACTTTTCACTTTCCCGCCATAAAACCGCATCAGCATTCCCTTCAGAAGCAGTAAACTCAAGTCTGCTTGTACAAGATGATAATATATCCTTATTTGCAAGCAACATCCTTCTTGGAGAATATGCAATATTAAATACCGAAGAAGGAAATAATACTCCGGAAGGCCGATCTCCTTGCCTGTTTAATTTTAACTTTATCGAAGATGTAGAAGGATCCAAAACAGAAACAGCATCAACAAAAAACAAATCATTATCCGAACTATCATCCTTTGTTTCTTCATCTCTTTTTTGCGCCAAGAACTCTATTCCATAACAATCAGCACGATAAGGGCTAATAAGTTTGTATATGTTATCGTTGATTGAAATACCGGTCGAAAAGCTGTTCTTTACATGAAATTCGTCACGACCGTTTATTTCATCATAATCTTTCTTCTCATAGCCCACATCTACCCCGGAGCATATCAAGGAGTTGTCAATTGAGATATCAAGCCCGTTCACATGCTCAAGTTCTTTCACCATCTCTGGATCATATAATTCAGTCAAATGACAAAATATAACCTTCTTGCCTTCTATCTTGTAGTAATATCCAAGACATGCTTTTGCCCATTCTGAAAATTTACTGAAAGAGGTATGGACTTTTGCATTCTTGATATCTCTGATACTTTCCGCTGCTATCATATATGGTATCGTAATATCACCTTCCTTTACTTCTCCGGTCATATCGGTAAGACCCATATTGGACAGTATGGAGGTGAGTAATTTATTAGGGGTGAAAACATCGAAATTAACAGGTTCGTTTCTACCTTTATAAGATACGCTAATTTCTTTTACATTCGAAACCGTCATTATAACATCTCCCTCCCAAAAGGCATAACTATCACCCTGACCTATCCACATTATAATTCTATCCCCCTCCTTTAAGTCAACATCATATGCCTTATCTATGCTGATTTTACTCTTAAAAGGTATGGATATAGAATCTATTATTACAGGTGTAGGTTTGTCTCCGTCTTTCACCCTTGCATATTTGGCGATTTCCAATCGCAATTTACTTGCATTCCCATTTGTTATTGTAGCATATACATCAAAACTCATTCGATATTGTATGCTTATGCGAGTTAACGCCTTAATCATATACCCAGAATAAAAATTAGCATTGTCTGGAGCTGTTATATTAACGTCCCCAACATCAATTTTGTTTTTAACGGGAAAATTAGTTGTAGTATATCCAACCGGAAAATTATATTCTCCTAAGATAAAATTGGAAGGCAAACTTATTTTATAAATACCTTCATCAGTCTGTTCTTCGGTCGGTATCACAACAAAATCCGCTTTGTTGTTCAGCTCCATGCGATCATAATACAGCTCATCCGATTTGAGACTTGAAACAGGGATATCATACACCTGTGACTTGTTAGCATTGATTATAGCCTCCGCACTGTTATCTATAGCCTTTATGGATATAGTGTTGCCATTATTTTGGTATGAAGAAAAATCAAGATTGCACCGGATCTTCTCATTATATGTCCAAGAATTATTCAATACCCCAATGACTATCACAGCAGAAGCATTCAGATAGTTTGTCAAGAACTCGTTCTCCAAGAGCATATAAGAATCACCGGCAAACTCAAATGAATCGCCAAACGTCCTATATACACCCCCAAAGTCTTTTCTCTTTATCGATATTTCAACATCTTCCCAATTAACTAAATCGTTGGTGGCTTCATATTTCTTTCCGCCTATTAATAACTGTACACGTATCATATCAATTCAATTTTGAGTTTTTATACGAGTTGTATTCTGTTCTACGTTGCCCTTTAGATATGATCCTGCCCAAAGAACGAATCTCTTTTTTTAGGTCGTTGTTCGTCTTATTGCTTGCTTGAATAATGCCTTCTGCATCAAAGTGGTTCACTATCTGCACCCGTTCCCCGGCTTTGTTATGAGTCAACCAATAACTGTTATCCATAAAACGGGAATAAAACTCAGGATCGTTAATGTCTGGCAAAACTTCTGCCCCCTTAGGTATAGGCATCAATGTCGGCGTGTCAGGAGTAATGTACGCTTTACCTCCAGATATAACAGCTTCATGTTTACCGGCATCACCAACAATAGCCAAACCTCCGGGATGATAATCAGTACCCTTTGCATATTTGGGGATAGGCTGGGCTATAATGGTAGCAAGCTGAATAGCACCCGTTGCAGCAACAAGCGCAGCCATAGGGCCTGCAAATATTCCAAGTTGTTTATATACGGTCATTATAGCTTGCGCAGTGGATGCTATAGTTTGAGCAATATCTATTGTTTTCTGAAATCGTGCCTGTCTTGTTTGCAAATCAGCCTTTTTCTTTTCAAGTTCGGCGTTTCTTACAGACGATTGTTCCTCTGCTACGCGCTTACGGGCTTCTGCTTCTTCTTTTGTAATAACATCTTTTTCGGCCAAAGCATCAATTTCTTCAACCTTCTTATCATAAGCCTCTTGATTAGCGTCAATCTCAGCTTCTATTTCTTGTATTCTACGGTCAAACATAGAAGATCCTATTTCTGCTATGGCATTTACAGCTTCTTGAATCAACTTCTTTTTTGCTTCCTCTACCTTTTGCCTTTCTTTTAGTTCTTTTTCTGCATCTGCATTTATTTTATCAGTGGTTTCTTTTGATAGCTGGACCCTTAATTGGGCTATTTTTTTCTCCATTTCCAAGCGTTCGTCTCCAGAAAACAGGTACAAACTCTTCTCTAGCAGATCAATTTCCTGTTGCAGGGCTTGAACTGCATATTGATATTGCAAATCTGCTTTCTTCTTTTCGTAGGCTTGTTTCTTGATTATTCCTTTAGAATATTGCTGTTCAAGCATAGATAATTCTTTGTTCAAGAAAATCTGCTGATCTGACAATTCTAACTCGTTTTGAGATTGCTGACGGGAGAGTTGTACTTTACCAAATTCCATATAAGCATCTTCTATAAGTTTTAAGTACTTATTCTCTATCGCCAATTTGCTTGCTTCTGTCTTTTTTGCCTCTTTCAATTCCGCCTCTTTTTGGAGTTCAAGAATCTCAAGTCGTACATCAAGCTCTTGCAAACTACCCTTTTTAGCATAGGAAATTCGATTTTGCGCATCAATCATTGCACGTTTGGCCTCGTATTCTTCCCTAAAATCGGACAATTCTTTGTCTCTCATGGCCTCTATTGCGGCAATCTGCTCATTGACACGGACTCCTTTTGTCTTTACATCATCTATTTTCTTTTGATATTGGGCATAACGAGTCGCCATCTCTTTTTTAAAACCTTCATCCATCAGTTTTATACGGGCTTCCTGGATTGTCCGTTCGGCTTCCATTTCGAGTTTCATTCTTCGTTCAGCTTCACGTTTTGCTCGTTCTTCCTCACGTTTTATTCTCTCTTCCTCTAAATATTTACTGATTCCAGATTTAGCAAGTATGTTATTTTCTTCCTTTTGCGCGTCGGACATTGCTTTTACATAAATATCAGCCGCCGTTTTTGCAGCTTTAGCTTGCTCCCTTATTCCATCTGCTGCTTTTTTTGCATTATCTCCTGCTTTTTCAGATGACTCATTAAAGAAAACAAATTGTCCCGTTAATGCAGCCATAGAAGCGGCTGTTGGGTCAAGTATTTTATGAGGATTGAGCTTATCCCACCAATTAGGATTATTTTCCCTCATTTCTGCTTCTGCTTCTAATTCTAACGCTTCTGCATATTTCTCTGCTGCTAATTTTGATGCAGCTGTATATTTCGCTCTTTGCTCAAGCGCCTTCAGAAATGCGTCAGTATTATTAACTAAAAAATTCTCTGCCTCATTCACATTAGAAATAGAAACATCCAATTTTTTAAACTCAGCCTCATTGTCAATGATAAATTGCTTCTTCTTATCAAGATTATCTCCCAGACTATTCCATTCATCCTGTAGCTTCTTAATGGAAACAACATTCTGTCCATAGGTGGATGCTGAATTTTTCAACTCATCGAAAAACTTACCACTTGTAGAATTAAGGTCTTCCAATGCATCAGATGCAGCCTTTGAAGCATCCTTGCTTTTAAATAGATTAGCAGCAAAATCAAATATTTTATCTCCATATACAGTCAGCAGCGTAACACCTACAGACAACAATGTTTGCCATGAAACCAAACTCCCAGCGACCTGCCTCCATACCGGCACTGCTTTTTGACCGCTTTTTGTTAATTCGACATTCTCACGTCGTATCCTGGCTATTTCATCAGCTAGAATAGGCAAGTTATTGCTGATCGCAAGCAATCCTGTCTGCATAGATACTGCAAATGCAGGCATTTCTCGACTTAACTGGTTGATTGCTTTTCCTAATCCATCCCAATGAGAAGCATAGTTACCTACATTTCGGCCATATACCCCCATTTTAGCATCTTGCTCTTTCAATAGTTTATCCAACTTCTGGATATTCTCAAGCACTTTGGGATTAACTGCATCTATACCGCCAACTTGAGTTTTGGAATAAGCCTTCAATTGACTTAATATGCGAGCTTGCTCTTTGTAAGAAAGATTTGCTGTGTCAAGTTTTAAAATTAGGTTTTCAACCTGATCAGAAGTCAACTGCACATTTTGAGCATGTAATTTATCCGCCTTAGATGCTGCCATTGTTGCTCGTTCTTCAGCCAGTTTAGCCCTACTTAGATCTTCTGAAGTTTTCTTTCTAATCTTTTCTGTAGCAGCAAGTTCTCTTGATACTTTCGACTGCTCTTTTTCCAATTTGGCTTTTTCCTTAGCTATACGTGCCGCCTCTTGATCGGCTTTGATCTGGGCCATTACTTCGTTAACCCCTTCCTGTATTACCTTGTTCTTCTCTTGACGTAATCGATTAATTTCAGTTTCAGCTTTCTGTATCTCTTTTAGGGAAGCCATGTACTGATTATTCTTTTCAATCAACTCGGACATGTTTTTAGGCTCAAAAGACAACCCCTTAGCCATATTTCTTGCCGCAATCAAATACGAATCGTTTGCCTTCCCTATTAAATCATCGAGTTTTTCAAGCTGGCTAAAAGCCTCCTTTCCAACGATTGTCGTTATTTTTGTTTCATTTGCCATATTTTTTAACCTCCTCTATTTCGTTCAACATTAATCTAATAAGGTTTGCATATTCTGACGCAGTATATGTCTTGTCATCTATCCGCATTTTGAAATGAGCCGATAAAATCATTCGCTCTTTAGTAAAATCTACTTTTCTATTGATTTGACTGGTACTATCAAGCTGCTCTTGAGTCATTTTCAATCTTAACCGAATATAAGCCAATGAGGATTCTATTTTATTTATCAATTTCTCCGCATCCGCAACTGTTTCAATATTCACATTTTTTATGTCAACAATAGTGAGCAAATCGGAGATCTTATCTATTTCACCTAGTTTTATAAAATTTAACATAGCTGATATAATGGATATTTTAGTATAATAATTTATGATCAAAGAACGTTTAGAAACTGCGAATTGTAGATTTTTATTTTCTATAATTTGGTTATATTCATCCATGATTCTACTGAAAATCAAACGCAACTCTTTGTCCGAAGACCTCCCGGAAATTATCAACGCTTTCAAGTTCCCATTGTATGCCTCTATGAACCTACAGAGAGGTATCTCATCGCATTTCGTGTATAACTTTGCCATATCAAAATTCAAGTTAAAAAATATTCATGCCTATCTTCACAGACCAGCATGATCTATATGAAGACTTATCAAAAAATGTTTTATACCGTTAGTACTTTTGGCTCCCAGTTTTTACGATACAGCTTTCTTAGATATGATATCAACTGTTCATAGGTTGATATAAATCCTTCTTCTATCAAGCCAGCAATTTTCTTTTCTAATTGCCATAACTCACGCAACCTTGCTTCATCTCCATGCTTATTCCGTAACATCTTTTCGTGGGAGTTAAAAATGATCCAGTTTAACGCCTCTCCTATTTTTTGCATTGCTTTCGGCATGAAATGGCTTGGGACAATTTTCATAACAGCGGACGAAAGTTCTTTGTATGCATCTCCCGCGTCATTACGATATCGGATCATCTCGTCATAAACAAAACGTAGTACTTTCACCTCAAATGTTGGATTGATCCACATGGCAAACTTGATGAACAAGAGAGGATTCATCCAAACTTTATCAGGAGTTTTGCCATCTTTAGTGTTTCTCCCTTTTGTCTTTATAAGCAATTGATTTTCACCAATGTCGGTTTTTAGCCTATGGCTTTCATCCACAGATAGGGCCTTTAAAAACTCTTTCGTTTTAGGGCTCTCTATAAATTCTGACATACGTCTTCTTGGATTTTCATCTACATTATTCCATTGACGAAGTAATTCGCCTCCGTCAAAATATCCATCACTTGTTCGTTGAATCACTGAAATATTATCAATGTAGCGTACCATCTCCTGATTTGTCTTCATCTCTTTTTCATTTTAAATTAAACAAAAAGAGCCATACCCCGCAGGATATGACTCTTACCGGGTATGGCTCTTAGGCTCTAAATCTTTTGTTATGCTGTTACAAACATAGCCAAATTGCACGGAATAGCCAAATCAATCTATGAGTTATTTAAACCCCATTACTGCTTTATCGGTTGTGCATGCGCCGGCACATCCTTTAAATCGTACGGTCCCGGTGTCATAGCCTGTATGCAGAGGTACAATACTCCGTCCTGCGTGTAGTACTTGTTAAATTCAAGTGCCATATTTTGCTTATATGGAATAGGATCTTCTATCGTGCCGGAATGTTCTTCCGCGTCTACTATTTTCCACAGGCTTAGGGTAGCTGTGCTAGGCTTCCAGTTATCTTGTGTGAGATGGTCTTTAACACATTCCCAAAGGACATCTTCAACTCGGTATCGTTCGCCAGTTTTGACGTTTATTCCGGTTTCCCATTCGGGGTATCGATCTTTGACCTGTAAGGCTTCCGACGGGGAAAGGTCATATGTATTTATCTCTTCTGTAGCCTCCTTGTCCAGTTCGTCCAAAGCCAATAATCTGCTGAACTGCCTATTGATTACGGGTTGTTCTCCTTCTGAATAAGTCCATTCTTCACTATTCAGTAGTTCGACAAAAGACGGATCGCTAAAACTATAGCGAGGAAAATCTTCATCATCGAAGGGTGCAAGGTATTCCTCATGCAAGATTACCTTGCTTTGATCCGTACTTATCCTCATTTCCGGCAGGACTTCTATTCCGTGGGACTTGCACCACACGATGTCTACAATTGCGTATTTCATATTCAATTAATTATTTTATTTTGATTATATACTTCCTAATCCTATTCCAATACAATCAGCAATGATATCCTTCCATTCAGCCGTTCCTTTACCGCTCACCTTGTCATAAACTTCTTTGGCAACCCCGATTGACAGCACTATCAATGCAGCTTGCCAACATGGGAGAAAGCGGCTAAGTTCAAGCGTAAGAATCATGCTCACTGAGATGTGCAGCAGCTTGTCTGCTCCGATTTTGCTAATTATATTCTGTATCATCTATCCCAATTAATTTTTAATTAATTCAAATCCTATAATGTCTTCGTAATCAATATAGTGCATTATTGGAACGCCATTATCATCGTCAGCCATTATTTCAACACAAGCAGAACTGCCATTGAACGCACCTTCGATTGTTACACCTGTTAATTGCCTAAAGAATCCGAAAAATTTCTTTGGTCTGATAACCCTAATACGGACAAGATCATTCCAAATTATTCCTTTCTCTTCGCAAATAGATTTAAACTTCTCGGCTGTCATAATTCGATTATTATTAAATTTTTAATGTTACTTTGCTTTTAGGGTTTGGAGGTAGTTGTAGGCTTTGACACAATCGTATTTGGAGAGGATTCTTGGATAAATTGCAAGGTTCTTAAAAGCTATTCGATCAAACCTACCACCACTACTCGATACCTCCAATGTACCACCAGAACCAACTACATTACCTGTATTTGCCAGTATTTCATTCCAATTACGATCATAGGCCCTACCATCTGAACATGCAGCATTAATACTTTTAATTCCGTCAAGACTATTTTTTACTGATCCTGAATTAATATAAAGATCAAGTCCAATCATTGTGTTGTAGATATAAAAACTAGACCCTTTTACTAAACCAGTACCACTCTTTTTATTATCAATAAACTTCCAATCCCCAACAATCGTAAAATCCTTACCCATTCCAAAAACTGACGAAACTATCTTATCATCCACCCCATCAGTAACTAGATAGCCTTCGTATTCAGGGATTTGCTCTATAGTAATGTCACAGGATTCTTGTACCTTATTTAAGGTAAATCCATACCAATCTCCATTTGCTTTAAATGGAAAAGACGGTAATGTATAAATTCCATCTTCTGATATTTTGTATATCTGTTGTCCTTCAGAAGTTACTTGTTTATAGGATAGAGTTTGGCCATCTTTCAGTCCATAAACTTTTATCTTATAAGAAGGAACTGTAAAAGAAGGTTGTTCAAGATAGGATTGATAATATAACTGTGTAGACGCAACTTTAACTGAAGTTATATTTACAGAATGACTCGTACAAGTTAAATCCGCTCTAGCAGTAGATTGAACCCATCTACCACCAGCATAATTCTCAGCATACAACCCATACCCACTCCCTTCTGCAAACCCAAAATTCGACAGTACAAGATTATTACCATTGCCCGTAATGTTGGCAATAGTAGCACGATCTTCGTCCTCGTTGGTTTTGCCTACCACTGTCCATGCTTGGTCGGGGAAGAGCCAGGGATAGGTTTTAACGAAGTAGTCTTTGATCTTGGTCAGTTCTTCTTCGGTGGCATCGTGATCGAGAAATACAAGTTCCCAGATAGCAGCGTTAATACAAGTTCCTACATTAGTTGGAGCTAATTTCCCAACATGTAGCACATCTGTTCCCTCAAAATTACCAGTTGTAATCGAAACACCATTATAACTTTTAGATGTCTGATAAGTAAGGATGTGTGGTAAATCCATTTCACTCCCTATTGCTCCAAAAGATATAGGCTTATTAAGATGATCGGCTTGTATATTTCTATATTCTAACAAGAAGGCACCATCCTTGAGCCAATTCTTTACATTAGATACTAATCCTTGGGCTATTTCACCCCTTGTAATCCACTGTCTCAACGCCACAACCGTATATCCCTTTTCTTTAGTCAGAATAGGGAAGTTCTCACAAACACCATAATCGTCTACTCCGTCAAAGACGAGTGCACCGGGATAAACATCACTAATACCTGAACCCTCCTTCCAAGCGAAATTCTTGAAGGATAAGAACCGACCTTTATGGTCCGCATCCTCAATCCTCGGATCGTCCATAGCCGCCATCATCTCGTTCGTCAGGCCGCCGAAATGCCAACGCGTAACATCACCCGGAAGTTGCGGGAAGCCGTCGCTGGAACCGCCACCACCGGAACCCTTCCGCAGCTTTCCACCATAGAAACCTCGGAGCCTAATCGTGTTTAGCTTCAACTCTCTTGTTTCTAAAGTCTTTAAAATAAAATTACTCATAAGTATACTGACATTTTATAACAGGAGTGTCACTTTCAATGATAATGGTCATTCCAGGACTCACATCGGGTACTTTTGCCTCAAAGTTAGGAAGAGTCCAATTTATAACTCCAAAAGCAACAGGATCTGATCCTGTTATTGTTTCAAAGAACGACAACCGACCAGACGCTTGTCGTTTAATATGTATTCTAAAATCACCTGTTGGCTGGAAAGATGTTTTATAAACTCCATTCTGAAGTGAAAAAGTTAAATCATTAAGTTCCATTTTGATCGTTATAAATAATGTACATATTCTACTATATCTCCGTTAGTTCCAATTGCATCAATTGGTTCAAAAGTGTACGTATCATCATGTTTACGAATAATAACATAGATACGCTGATCCATTCTGGCGGCTTTACTTGCCAATCTTCTCATATTTTCTCGGTTGGCCATAGCCTTATTTTGAGACGAACAGTTACAAGGAGCTTTCGCATTCATTTGAATCCATATTTTTTTAGTAAATTTTCAATCGCTGGTTTTATACGATTATCCAGCAAATACTTTTTTGCTTTTCTCGTCAATCCTAAATGCGATGGACCATATTTTTCTTCAAGCGCATTATCCCCAGCATAAAAACCGATAGATCTGGTTACAATCTTCCCTCCGTCTTTCCCATCCACAACAATAGGGGTGATACTTCTGTGATACTCACCTGTTATTATAAGGTTAGGCGTATTTCTATTTCGGGGAGGGAATTTTAAAAGATTGGACGTTTCAGGTGGTGTGATACGCTCTTTCATATCTCTCCACCACATAGCTTTTTTTCTTGCTGCCTTTTCCGTCTTTGTCGTTTCCCTGAAGTAAGAGTCTTGAAGATATGTAGGTCTTATCTGTTTTCCATTTTCATCAAGTCCGGCCATCAGTTGGTCGGTAATCAAATCATGAATCAGATCCTCACTTTCACGAAGGCTATTTGTAACCTCTGGCATGAAATTATTTTTTAACATCCTTACGGCATTTGAAACTCCCTCTATAGTACCCATATTAAAACACAGAGGGGCCTAATAAAGCCCCTCGTTTGTAACTGATTTACCTTTTATAATGCTATAAACATCCGTTAGGATCTTTCTTCTATTTTCGATATTACGATCTAAAAAACAAGATTTTTCGTGGGCTTCCAAAAATTGTTTTTTTGTCATTTTAGAACATAAATCCCGATTAAAAGAAACCCCATTCATTACGACTTCCATTGCTCAATACCTTTAATACCAGCAGTAAGCAACCGCTCTGGGCTTAATAATGTCGGTGTACTCTCGCTAGTCAGGCTCAATGTGCCATCCGCAGAATTGTATTGGGCAGCACTAACACTATCCCCCCACACTCCTTCTGTCTTTCCAAGCAAAGTCCCATAGGCTGTCGTCAAATCATATTTGCCATAATGTTCAACCACCTTGTAATTAGATCCACTATCTCCCACTTTTACGACATCTACCCAAACAAGGCCTTTGGCTTTTTCAACCAAATCAGTCTCACCTTGCAGAGATTTGGTTTCCATCCAAGCCTTTTCTACATCATCATACACCAGGCTAACCGCCATAGATGCATTATCTCCACTCGTTTTAAATCGTTGTACTGATGAAGGATAAATAGAAGACATCAGATAGCCTTTAATAGTAGTATCTGTGTCATACTGACCATAAACAACGTTATTTTTATCCACAAATAAAGCTCTCATTCTTTCGTTTTTAAGCTTCATTAAATTCGCCAACAGTCCTTCATCATAATTTTCAAGCGTCCAGGCTTCAACAAGCTCCGAGTAAGAAGTGATTTGAGAAGGACCATATCCTTGTTTAGACGTTTGGGCCTCACCACCACTTGGTGCATATTCCGCGATAGGTCCTATAGGATAGATACGCCCCGGACGGTTCGCATGAATCATTTCTTCTATTTTTTCTTCCAGTTCATCATCTTTTATCACCATATCTTCCGGTGTCAGAATGATCACTTTTACATAATCCGGAACAAACGGACATTTGCTTGATCCCGTATTAAATATCTCGCTTCCGCAATCTCTGTACTTTTTCATTTTTATCTACAATTAGGTTTCTTTACTTTTATCTCCAAATCCAATATATCTATTCCGTCAAACAAATCCGCAAAAGGCTTTTTCCCGTCAGAACCATAAACCCCTCGACTGCCATACCTCATATTATCCACATACCGGTGTGGCACGACATTTTTAGATCCAAAATCAAACCTTTGGTCTTTGGCTAATTCTGAAATAAAATGTTCGTAAACAGGATGTAGGATTTCTTTGTAAGAAATAGCAAACCTCTGATCATTGGTATAATCAGATAACGTGCGAGTAGCTATCATCAGGTCAATATTTGCTTTACAATATAGATCGGGGTCGCCTTTATCTTCTTCAAATGGGGTAAAAAGAGCAAGAAGTGGCCATTTGCCCGATTCAGTGATAGGGGATTTGCTTAATATCTCCATTTCCCGTGCTATTTGCGCCCATTCCCCAAATAGGAAATTTATTTCTATCCCAACACTTATAGAAGTATTACGGCTAATATCCTTGAATATATCTACGATATTTATCATATCCCCATCTTATTCATAAATTCCAGTAAATGCTCATCAAAAAAATATCCGCCATAATCATCTCTATGATCATATAGATAATCAGATATATACCTATTCATATAGGTCATCTGATTCCATGCGTTTATCATTTTGATATTATATGGCGAAATTTTATTGGAAGAGCTTTCCTCGACATTGCCAATAGGCGTAGCCTGTGTTTGATTCTTTCTCAGATAGAAGCAGAATACATAGTAGGCAACCGGAGATACCTTCCGATTACCTACCTGTTCGACCAACATGTTTTTTAGATTATCCCATTTTTCTTCGCCTTCTCCACTTTCGATATACCCAACAAACTTTTTTGCATTATCATAACCTAATATTTTACGATAAAATTCAAGTTCATATTGAGCAATCAAGGACTTAAGTTCGTAATTGGAAGCCTCATTAGTCTTTGATGGCACGCCAGTATACGAAATCACTCCTTCTATATGAAGTTCACCTGTGAAAAATGTCTCATCTATAAGCATGATTTACTGTTTTTTATTTTTTGATTTGATTAAGCCGCTCATGTCATATTTTGCAATAGCCTCTTCTATTTCAGGAGTAGAGGCTATTTTACCCTCATTTATGAACATGATTGCGACAGGAAGAGACACATAATCTTTATCTCCGATTTCATGATGTTTAGCCTTAATATAGGTAACTTCATATACATCCGAAGGTTCAAACCTGTAACTCTTTGCATCATTTTTATTTACTTTTCCTCTTTTCATTATATTAACCTCCTATTCCTTTGATGAATCAATAGCTTCTTTGATAGTGGCATAAGAACCCTTGACGAATGCAGTCTTGTAATTCGACTTAATATAAGCCAACAATCTTTTTTCGCCGATCATTGTCACTTGGTTCTTCTGGAAATCGTCATTGACCCAACCGAACGTAATAGATAATCCTACATAGTCACGGATGTTCAGATATCTAAAATCGCCCAATACAAATTCACCTTCCGTGATGGAAGTGGATGGCCGGATCTGGACTCCCGAAATAAGAGATCCATCCTGTAATGTAAAAGGCGGGAAGAGATACTGGCCATTAGCATCTTTTGTCAGCTTCATATTCGCCAAATCAATAGGATTAACGCGGACGACATTTGGAGCATAATTCATTTTAGATGTCGAAACAACTTGTGTATAAGCTGCTATAATAGCATCAAAGTTGTTCGGTTTGTCCACCTTGATACTGGTTAATGAATATTCGGGGATATCTGTGAAAACACCTTTTATTTCTCCATCAGAGCCAGAACCATATAAAATCCCATTTTCCTCTTCAATACCGATTTTATTAATAATTTCAGCTTGAACCTCCGCCACTAACTGGGGAAGATCAGTTAATGTTTCTTCCGTCAGCGTAGCTGTCAATGCCACCTTCCCTGCATTAACAACAACTTCCTTGATTGTTGCAGTCATTGAAGGCTTTAATCCGCCTTCAGGAACCCATTCGGCATCTCCTGTAGAATCATTAAGCTCTGTATATACCAATGTCCGAGCATTGATAGTCGCGACATTAGCGAATTGTCTGATTTCGCTTTCAGCCATAGGCGGCGCGGAAATAGTAGGATCAAATACAACTCCAGGACTCAGCGTCACACCGGATGCGGCCGTCGCAGTTGATGTTATAGGCGTATTAGCCTTGACAACAAGATTAAATTGTTTTTTATAGCCAGGAGAAGATTTGCAAGCCGCCTTTAAGTCCACCATTTCTCTTCCGCTTTGATCTTTGGTGATATATTCTTTCACCTGTTCCCGGATCTGCTCATCTATTGATTTTAAACGAAATTCTCCAGATGGGGTTTTATCCATAGCCCCTTTAATTCTAACAAGTTGTTCACAAACCTCTTTCTTGAAGTTTTCAAAGTCTTTCTTATCAATCTTATCCGACATGTTCTTTTCATTCAATTGCTTGAACTCATTTATCAAATCGTTAATCTGCTTGAGATATTCCGGTTTTCCTAGCTCGTCTTTCAAAAACTTCACATTCAACTCTTCCAGTTTGTCATCCAGCCCCTTGAAAAACTTTTTCTGATCATCATCAAGCGTAGATTCATCGATAAAAGCCATTAAACCAAGACCAGACAACAACACACCACCAGCCACAGGATTAGCGGCAAGAGTAAATACCGCAATTAGTGACAATGCCATAATTGCAAATAAAGAACAGGAAAGTTTAAATCTTTCTTTTCTTCCTCTCATGCTGTTTTGAAACAGTACTCTTAAATACTTTCTCATCTTTCTACTTCTTTTAGTTGTTATTTAAATTTCACATTATGGAATAAGCTTTTCTTTGGGTTTACGGCGGCTTGATCTTGTGCAAGTGAACGAAGCCTACTTTTCATATCTTCCTCCGGCTTGATTAGCATAAGTGCCTTAAACTTTGAGAATAAGCCCAATATTTCTGTTTTCTTTTTAATGGATAATCCCTGCAAACTATTTTCAATTTCGCTATGTAGTTCAATAACTTTATCTTCTACTTCTTCCACAGTTTTTAAACCTGTATAATAAGTTTCTCCATTACAACCTATAGAAACAGCAGATATTTCATACAATACGACTTCTTTTACAATAAAGGCATCTTTCTCCGAATCATAGTCTACTTTGTCCCAAACGTAAGAATAGCCGATAGAAAATTGATTGATTGTGCCAGATTCTAGCTGGGTAATTTCTCTATCCCCTAAATCAATTTTATCAATATCTGCCTCAAAATATAATCCTTTATCATCCTCAATTAATGTAACAATTTTACCTACCGGTTCATTCATGTTATGCATCCATAGGTGGATGATCTTATCATTTGCATTACTTTGAGGCCCTCTTTCTTGTATACTTTTTGAGAAACATCCTTTTATTAAGATATCGCCAGCTTTATCCTTGTTCCCAAAAATAGCAGCATATCCAGAAATTCTGCGACTCTCAGAATTGATCGTTATATCTTTGGTCTCAAAAGAAAAAGCCTTATACTGCATTCCTATCGATTCTTTTTTCTTAGTTTTCAATTTGTGTGCCATTATGTATATTATTTTCTATTGATTGAGATTCTTGTTTAAAGTCACCTTCAGGATTGTCCGGATCTATATCTATATAATTAGCTACTTCTTTCCTGGATTCGGACAATGTTATGATACCATCATTGTATAAATTACGAACCGCATTAGAAGCAAGAGATAAAGCACTTGCAGCACTTTTCTTATCTTCCTGGAGCACGGATATATGAGAATAATCCAATCTTATAATTATCTCATCATCCCCTACTATAGCCCTTGTTAGGGCTTCGCAATAATTCTCAGAATCAGGTATGATCAAGTCTTGATAGGCATCTCGTTTTGCCCCGTTCTGATTGTCGTATGTGCTATCTGATATCAAAACATTAGGATTTATCCCTAATGAATTGCAGATGGTATTGCGACACTCTTTATCTTCTTGATATAATTTTAAATCTTCCGAATTGCCCGTAATTGGAACCCATTTTACATTTGCGGTAGTAACAAGGACTGAAAAAAGTTTACCTACAACACCATATTTACGTTTAAAACTTTCGTTTAGTTTTTCAATCTCTCCTGGGGTAAGAGAATTATCCCCATATATATCACCATTGGCATCGTTACACAATACGCCTTTTGGACCACCATCAACGATCAATGTGCCTCTTGCAATCATTTGAGCAATCCAATTGTTAACCGGCCTAGTAAGAGAGTCTGTTATATGGATATAAGACAACTCTTTTTCAGTTACATTAATATTAGCACTCGCATCAGATACAACAAAATATTCATCACTCTCTATATAGATATTCTCACTCCCCCATTCAATCCATGCCTTTTTTATAACTTCCTCTAATCTTGATTTTTTCCATATGTTAGCATCTACTTCAGCGTGGAAAAGTTCAGGGGGAATAATCCACATCGAAACCGGTATTTCAGATCTCAAAGCTCTAAATGTATAAATAGGGCAAAAGCCAAAAGTTTTGAGGGTGATTTCAACCTGCTTATTAAATTGCTTTCCACTTTGAATTGGGTTAGGCTGTTTAAGCAAGGTCCTTATCTTATTGTATTTATTATCTCCATCCAAATGCTCATTATCCTCTTTATCCGTCACATAAAATCGCCCGTTAGAAAACATAGAACCGCATCTCTCAACAACAGTTGCAAAAGGAGTGCAGGCTATTAAGGCCTTTCTTTTGTCAGCAAGGTTAAGCATATCAAAAACGTCAGATTTGCCACCAATAATTTGTTGTAGTCCTTTTGATAATGCATTTATATACCAAATGTTCCCTGCTTGATCTTTTTCTACGGCATTCACATTACCTACCATAGAAAAAGATTTCGAACTGCTATTCCAGTTAGATTTCCAAAAAGCAAGTTTTTGTAATAAAGGATATTTCATTTTTGTACAAACAAAAAGAGCCATCCCCAGTATTTCTACTGAGAATGGCTCTTAGGCTCTTTATTTTCTTTTATACGCTACAAATATAGTGCTTATTTTCAGATGAACAAACAATTAAGAATAAAATCTATCCGACATATAAGCCCCTCTTAACCCTTTCTGATAATGCCGCTAATGAATTTATAGCTTCTATGTTATTCTTATCCTTGTAGTCAAGGATGTTTTCAATAAACGCTTCAAAAAGAATATCCGTATCATAATCACTTGGGATGAATATGTTGTTCAGGATATAATCGATATGAGCAGATATCCTTTTTTGAGGATCATGGAAAGGCTTTCTGCCTCTAACATCTTGGACATGATCCTTTAAATTTTTGACATAGGCCGCAAGTGAAGGATCGCATTCCACCTGAACTCTATCACCTGGAACAATCAACGAGGATACCTCAAGCTCATCTATAATGGTATCAGATAACATTGCCCTTGTGACATAGCATTTGTTATCTTTAAATATAACTCTGACAAACACGGATTGCGAATTGATGGAAGGGTTGATTTCGACCATGCCATATCCTTCAGACAAGTCGACCTTTGACTTGTCATAATACTTTATAGAGGTATCAGAAATCTTATTTCTACTTCTTCTAAGAGAAAACTTCGTGTACTCTTTATTAAAAGCCTCCGTTATAAAATATCGCTTCGTATCACTAAAATGGCCGTATTGCTCATATGTCTGCCCTGTATCTTTATTTTTAACCCTCTGTTTCAAGATTGCTCCGTTCACATCCTTCTTTACACGAGAGTAGTCATTTATCGAAACCTTGCAACTTTTATCTATTCTAATATCTATACTTTTTATAGCGTCAGCATAAATAGCATTGATAAATTCCCCCGACATCGCGACAGATGGATTTACATTAGGCATCCTCTCTTCGACAACAAATGATTTTTCCAGACCATCCTTAAATTTGTCAAAAAAAGAGAGTTTATCATCATCGATTGTATTACCGCTCTTTGTCGACACATCCCCATATAGATACACCTTGTCGTTATAACCAATATCCTTGAGGTATTCCACCGCTGCCTCAGAAGCTTTAGAAGCCGTATTAAAAGGATCTTCTGCCGGTATCTCATGAACTTGTCTTGCGCTATTTACATCGCCCGTAATAATTTGCCAAAATCCGATTGATATATATGGTAGCACATTGTTGTCTATAGTTATATGGATAGGATAACGTTCATCGTACTCGAAACGACCGACGTGCTTGCCAATCTCGAAGTTTCTGAAGAACTCCCCTCCGGTCTTAACGGTCCCCCATTCCCCCAGCGCGTATACTTGATAATACGCGTAATCATTTACTTTATCTTTTTCAAAGTCGGCTATCACTTGGGCATCATAAAAACCATAGCCCCCATCAGGAGAACCTACTACCCAGAAATTATTAAGATAAGTAGACCGCATAATCACTATATCAGGGTTATGTGTATCGTATTCTTTTGTTCGAGGATTAAATATTAGCTTAGCGGAATTAGTCCATTTCTGGGCGATTTCAGAATATTCTTTTTTTAATATCTTCCCTGTTAGATTATCTTTTAATTTCCCGTAAAGATGATTGTCAACTTCCACCAATTTCTCCTGCTCAAATATATTCTTCTTAATCCAGTGGTCTTCGGATATGGGGTTAAATGCAGCAATGATCTTTTGTCCCTTCCTACCTCTAAGGCGCTTCCTTATCTGCTTAAAGTCACTTTCATCAAATTCGGATATTTCTTCGCAGAATACATATTGGTAACTTTCAAGGCCTTTTATTTTTTCGGGGTCATCCAAGCCTTTGAAAGTGATATATGAACCATTAAAGCACCTTATCTGCCCCTCTACCGGCTTAAAGAATGCGCCAAGTTTTAAGCCTCCTATAGCCTCCTGAATACTCTTATATATACTATCCGATATAGTAGCTCCAGTTTTTCTAAACACCATCGTGTTATATCCATTCTCAATACACTCCAACACAATAGCTTGCGAAATCGAAAAAGATTTAGCAGAAGAAGATCCACCGTATAGGAAGATAAACCTATTGTCATCATTCTTAAGAGCAACTCTTAAATGATGAAAATTGGGATTGAACCTCTTATAGCTTATTACCTTCTTATCCACAAAAATCTAAAATTTAGAATACATATAAAATTATAAACCCCGATATTTTTCTAAAAAAGCGAATACAAATCTTAAATATAGAACATTAATCAATACCGGTATCAATCTGGACAAGGGCATTTCTTAAATCCAAAACGGTTGGTTCGTCATATCCGAGCATCTTGCAAATACGCTCTATAGCTTTAATCTTATCATATAATTCGACCTTAACATATTCCACATCTATAATTTCGGGATCTTCATTAGTTCCGACATTTTTCTTTAATATTTTGGTGGATATACTTTTGATCGAAGACTTTTGCTTTTCGGTAAGTAACTCAAAGTCCTTACGTTCTATCCATGTGTTATGCAGATGAGCTATAGAGGAAAATGCAATGTTTGATAGTTCTGCCAATATTCTATCTTTTGTAAGATCAGATTGTTCTTTTTGCTCATCTTGTAACTCTTTAACCCTTGTAGCAACCTTGTTGTCTTTAAGCAATTTAGAAGACACTTCCCATATCGTTTTATCTGACATTTTACCGCACGAATAAGCCCGCCGATAAGCCTCCGAAGCGTTGCCACATTCTATGTAGTAATTACAAAAGTTTTCTTGTTTGATTGTAAGTTTCATTTTCCCATTACGATTTTGATTTCTTTTTTACACTTTTTGCACCAGCAGTAATAAGATCCAATACTGCCATAATCATAATGCCCTATCCAGTTGCCATGAATAGGACAAAACACATCAACTTGCTTCTTTTGGGGTATAAAAGGCCCTTGCTGTGAAGACATAAAATACTATTTTAAAATTAGGCCTTTGCACAAAATTACAAATTAATCCTCATATCAACAATACATTGTTGATAAAATATCTTTTCGTAGTTATCTTTGCCCGAAAAACACCATGAGCGAAGAATTAAAACAACTAATAGCCTGGTTTGAGAACTACCAAGTGACGTTTAACGAGATCCGGTTAAGCGAGTGTGAGAATATATTCGATTTGAGCAAGTACATTGATGTGCATGTCAGATCGGTTAAGAGGAATTGGGATAATCCGACCTTTGCAAGTGATATACTGAGGTTGCAAAGGCTTAAGAAGGTGTTGGAGGGAAGAGGATAAAGTGATAAACAATGTTAAATATCACATTTCACCTTATTTTTATCGACATTCTATTTGGTGTCAAAAAAATTATTCGTATCTTTGTAGTGTAATCAAAAACAAGTAATAACAATTAAAACATAAAGATCATGAAACTGTATCACGCATCACCTATAGAGAATAAAGAAAATATATTAGAATATGGCATTTATTCAAATGAAAGTGACAAGATATCGAATGACGAAAGATTATCTGGATCTTATGTTTTCGGGTTCAACAACATAGCTGATGCCATTAATTTTATCACCGACAACACCTCTGATTATGTTATATTTTCATTCGAAGTGCCAGATTACGATGTTATCCAGGATACAGAATATGAAGATGGATGCGCATTTGCCGTAGATTATGACATTGCTCCTGACAAATTGGTTATTGAAAAAGAAGTATTTTAAAACATAAAGATCATGAAAACAAAAAAGGAAGTTATAGAATTTGTAAAGAGTGAATTGTCAAGCAATAACTCCTTAATATTAGCAACATTAGGCAGCGGTGGCTCCGGGCTTAATCTTATTCAGAATCAAGATGACGACATCATCAATAACTTCACCTCTGAATTAGAAGAATATTCATTTGATGGACTCGTGGATGCCTGTGATGATATTAGAAATTCTGAATATTACAATGAGAATTGCGAGGTATATCAATTTAGCGACAACAATAGATACTCAATACAAATTGTAACTTTTTAATCATGATAAGAAAAGAAATAGGCTCAAAAATAGTCCAGCTGCGAAAGGAAGCCGGGCTGTCACAGCGCGATCTGGCCGATAAAGCCGGTTTGACGCAAAACACCATCTACAAAATCGAAAATGGCAAATTTTCAGTTGGAATAAATGTCCTCGACAGAGTAGCTAAAGCCTTGAATCGAAAAATAGATATCGTTTAATCGGAGGGCGGAACCCCACCGAGGCAATCGGAGGGCGTGAGCAGAAAAAATAAAGCCGGAGGTTATTCCGGCTTTTTATTTTTATTCAAAGGATCATGTTTATCGACATCTTCGACAAGGATATTATGCTCTGAAAAATATCGATCTCTCGCAAGAATTGCTATAACCTTCATGTAAGGGACGATATCCACACCTGTATTATAGGCATCTAATTTAATTTTGTCAATTTCATCTATCTGCAAGAACTTTTCAGGATAAACAACTGCCTGCTGAATCAAAAACTCTTGGATATCATATGGATTTTTATACTCTAACTTATCCTCAATAAACGCTTCAATACGAGGCCAGTTTTTTTCAAACATATCATCAATTCCTAATCTATCCATCATTTTCCTGCCAGCTTCAGTTATGGATAGAGGACTATGGGACTTTGTATAAGGGTCAATAATCAATTTATTTTCCTTTTGAATAGACTTAGCAAGGGAATCTATACTTTTTTGCATAAATCCAAGCGTAGCCTCTATACGAGCTATTGCCTGAGACGTTTCATTATGCCTCTCTGAATGCAAATTTATTTTTTCTCTGTTTTCATTACAAGGCAAATTATCCATGCTTTTAACTTTTTCGTATATCCCCCTACACCACCAAACAAGAAATATAAGGCATCCTACTAAAAGGACACCTACAAAGAATGCCAAGCCTAAATGCTCTACTATTATATCTACAAATTTGTCTTCCATAATACATTCTTGTCTATAATAAAAACAGCCTATAAAACCGAAAAGTTCTACAAGCTGTCAAATATCTCTATACAACAAAGCCTCTGCCAGGGCTGATTACCTAACGAGGCTCCTTATTCATTTTCACAGTGCAAAATTCGCTCTTTCATTCCAAATAGGCAAAAAATTTAACACTTTACTCATATGTTTTATGGCATGTTAGATTGTTTGAGCTTCCATATTAGTAAAATATGGAAATAAAAACACCTAATTTATTCATCTAAGCTGATGATATCATGCAAAGCCATGACCTTATACGCGGCTGGCCTTCCTTGTGCCGTTAGGATCATGACATCAACATAGTATGCACTTTTTATAGGATTAATATCAGACCTCAAAATCTCATCCTCTAAGACCTTAGAATCGAATAAAAGAGCTAAAGCCTTGCTTGATATAGCATCAATTATAGCCTTATTCCCCACACCCTCTCCTTTCCTTACTTGGTAAATGGACATTAATTGCTTCTTGTATACATCCCCATTGTCGGAAACAGACCTTATTTCTTTTTGTTCATAATCTGATTTGTTTTGTATGCCATTCCCCTCAATATAGTTAAATGTACACCCGCTATATAATATGGAGTCAACATTTCCACGTATGACCTGAACAGACATAACACCATTTCTGTCATTAGCTGGGACCGAAACCATGTCATGCACATTTCTTAGATCAGCAGGCGTTAACTCCGGCTTAAAGGAAGCTCCCTTCACATAATAATCGTATATGCTTTTTATGTGTTTTGCAAAATCAAGAATCAAGTTCGAATTTTCCACAAAAGGGATAATACCCATAGTAGCCAATTCAACAAGGTGAATATCAATACTACCTTCAATGATTTTACTTACGTACAATTTGGCATTCGCCTCTTCTTTGGATTTCCCGTTTTTCTGGGCAAAAGACGCAAACAAAGCTCCAAAGGCATTCATCGTCTTTGTAAAGTCTGCGACTTCAACAGGCTGTGAGTTCTCTATATGAATCCTTAATATGTCTTGTTTGTTCTCTTCCATGAAGATTTTATTTTGATATGCAAATATACTATTTTCCAATCAAATCACCTTCTCCCCTACATTCTGTATTCGCAGGTGTAGGACTTGCCGGAGTGGTGGTAGTGCCAGAGGAAGAGAACTGCCAGTCTTCGGATTGATTGTCGTTCTTCTTTTTTACTTAATCAATTAGCACTTTTTTACTCAAACCGCAGTCAATTCACGACCTACGTTTCTAATTGTCTGCAATATTTCGTTGTAACGCTCTTTAGATGGCTTTTTCGTCCCGCTTACATATTGAGCAAACAAGCTCTGTGACATTTTCATCCTGCGAGCAATCGCAGATGCGTTAAGTTCCGGATGCGCAATAAACACGTCGTATAACGGATTGGAAGGACGTTCCATGAAAAACCCCTCAAAACTCAAATCTTCATCTATACCCTCCCAGTGGATACCATCATTACTCAACGTGAAATCCGAACGCTGTTCTGGTGTCGCAAATCTCAATCTTGGAAAGTCTGAAAACTTTTCGCAAGCCTCTTTGCCATCGGCGGTGCGAATCCACACTTCCGTATCGGTCAACCAAACTTTTTCTACAACAATATTTCCCATGACTCAATTTATTTAGCTTTATTAAAAAACTTATTCCAATGTTCTGCTATAATCTCTTGGTTTTCTTCTATTACTGATTCAACAAGTTTTATTTCTGACGACTTCAACCCGTTATTTGTTACCAAAGCAACAGGGAACAATGTAAATTTTGCACTTATATTCCCTTTTGTTACATGAACATGAATAGGTTCATGGTCGTTTGCGTAAAAAGAGAAGCGAAAACCAAATAAGATGAATATCGTAGGCATATCTTGTTTTTATTATTACGACACAAATATAGGTAATTATTTTATTACCTACAAACATTTTACTGGTTTTATTTGCAGTTCAGTGACTTGGGATTGCCTGTTTATTTATCCTCCCCCATAATAAGGTGTTACGGCTTAGTTAATAGATTTTCTAATATGGAAACTTTATTCCTAAAGTTATTAACAATACCAACTTCTTGTTGAGTTAGACCTTTTATATTCATCCAACAATCACAGGTTGTACAAAACTCATTGTTGACATCGTTTTTATGTCCTTTAGGACAAATGTATTTTGGTGATTCTTTTCCAAACATTCCACCTTTAACCGTTTCTATTTTCCCTAAGTCTGGAAGATTATCAAGAATATCTTGTATTTCTTTCATAAAAGATAGATCTTTCACATTGTATCTCTTTTTATCATAAGCCAAAAATTTTACACCTAAATGCAAATCTGATTTTATTATTTTCAGCACTTTTTCCGGGTTAAATAATTTTGCAAATTTTATCAGTTTAAACAAACATCCATTTAATACAATTTTATCATATATAATATTACAAGACTCTTCGTAAGGCATTTGATCTATAATTTTTTCAATATATTCTATAGATTGACTCCGATAACTCTCATTAGAAGCATATTTTATGTATAAAGAAACAAGTCCAGCCAAAGATTCTAAACACGGATTATACAATAGGAATTCATAATCATCGATATTTACATCTTCTCCCATGTATATTTTTCTTAATATATTATATTTAATTGATTCTTCGCGGATAATGGATAGTGGAATATCTATATTTGTAGAATTCTTAATGTATTCTTCTTGGTTGATAGAAACATAACATGCTGTTCCTGACGCAGAAACCATAAACATAGACTTACCCCCTCCTGATATTTCATCAAAATCAATGTGTAAAGCAACTATAGCATTAGCTTCAAGAGAGCATGCTTTTTGCTTAAGCTCCTCTATAGCATCATTTCTTATTAGTTCTAATTTGCGTCTATATGATTCAGATTTTCCTCCAAATATATCAGATAAAGAGGCTGATATATCAGAAAAAATATTAGTTCCTATAACAATATTGGAGTAAACAACACCTAAATACTTTTTTATTGAACCGTATTCAATATTATTCGTTGTGGTAATTAATATGTCTTTCATAGATTCTTTATATTTCACTCGACTTTCTTTAATTCAAGTTTGGCGCCGCAATTAGGACAGCGTAAGCCCGTTCCTTGTTCCTTTGCAATCTCACTAGGAGAGGCAAACAACTGCCACATAGGAACATTTAAAGCCGTTGCTATTTTTTCAAGAGTAGGATATGAAGGTTTTCCATTAATTAACTGAGATAGTCCAACCCTTGTTATACCCAATTTATCAGCAAATTCTTGCTGCGTATATCCTTTTTCCTTTATCAGTTCTTTAATTCTATGACTCATAATTAATCATTGATTTTTGACAAAAATACAACGCTCATTCAAGTGTAAAGCATATACTATTCATAATTAAAGTTAAAGAATAGCATTTAATTATCACAACGCTTGTAAATGAATAGCACATACTTTACATTTGCATCATAATAATAAGACAACAAGACAATGGAAGCACCGAAGTATAACAAAAGTAGAGTAATGAAATCAGCTTGGTCAATGTTCAAGGCTGGCAAGAAGTACCGCAATCATGTATTGACGTTCAGCGAATGCCTAAAAGAGGCTTGGAAGGACGAAAGAAGTTCCTATGACAAGGCGATGAAGATGTACCAGCTTTTCAACTTGAATAAGAAGCAATGCGAAAGCCGGGATGCTAAACGCAATGTTGGTACTTGTTCTATGGCTTTCATGGCTAACACACTGACAAATTACTATGCTAACAATAGATATAATGGAGATTAATATTATGACAACATTAGATGTATTAAAAGGAATCCAGCGAATCATGATCGAGAAACTGATCGCAAAGAGTGACATTATAATATCTGTCTCTTCCCGGCCGGAAAGATCGGAGTTATCTATCTATGTACAGAATACCGATTATGTGGTTCTGGCGCATGAAATATTTATCGACGATACCGGGATTGACTTTAAAGAAGAAAATCGAAAGGCGTACGTTCGAATCTGGGAAACAATCAATAAGCATACAAGAATATCTGTCGCTTCATAATATTGCTACATAAATAACATAGACCCACATGTTGAGGCTTCGTGCCCAGCGTATCACGTTTGGATGTCCCGCCGGTAATATCGCCGGCGGGATTATTATTAACAAACCAACACCTTCAATTCATACTTACTTGGATCATTCGTATAATCTATAACCATTCGTATAGCTGCATCAGCCTGTTTCTGCATTATCCGAATGTAATTATAAATAGGTCTGTTTTCCTTCATAGACTGCCCCAGACAATATTCGACTATTTCCGTACGGATACCAAGATCGAAGGCAAACTGAGAAAATGTTTTTCGAGCTGAATAAAAACTTAAGTTTGACTTAATTCCCAATTTTTTCGCCAACTCTTTCAAACAATGGTTCACGTAACGCTGAAAATTGCTGTACGTAAACTGGTAGCCAAAATTCAATTTTCCATTTCTGGAAATATATTTCCGTATGATTTTTTTTGCTTCTTCTGGGATCGTAAAAGTTACAATCTTTTCTCCCTCCCTCTTATTTGCCGTTTTTTTACGAACATAACTGATCGTATCACGATCAAACTCATTTCTGACAATATCAGCAAGATTCATGCCCCCCAGATAAAAAGAGAGCAGGAATAGATCACGAGCAAGTGTCAACTTCTTATGTCGTGTTTTTAAATTCATGATCAACGTAAATTCATCAATTGTAATGTCCAACAATTTAACTGACGGCTTTGGCATTTTGACATAAGCAAATGGATGCACATCATATTTCACCAGTCCATCACGGATTGCCTCATTGATACAAGCCTTTAGATGTGTAAGACGCATTTGTTTTGTGGCATTACTTAACTTTCCCATCCCTCTGATAAACTTATCGATCACAACTGGCGATATGCTTTGTAGGGTAATATTGCCTATTATAGAAATAATTTTATCAAGCGTATAAACATTCATATCAGCATAACTATCCCTGCCTTCTTTACGCAACAGAGTAATACGTTTTTCCATATACTCCTTGATGGTCGTTAGGCTTTCCTGTTTATGCCGTCCTTCTAAAATCTCTTTAATTTGAGAACATGTGTAAATATCAAGATTATCTATCGCATCCAATTTTTCCCGATACTCAGATAGTACATAGCCCAATCGCTGATTCATGACTTGGGCATCTTTCCGGCAAACAACCTTCCCTTTGTCGAATTGATACAAGTCATCAACTTCATATCCGGTAGAAATATATCGGACTTCCCTTTTATGGGTAATAGTTAAATAAATCAAAAATGTTTTTTTTGAGGTTTGTCTTGTCGACAAAACCGAAAATCTCAGTGTTGCCATATTCTTTAAATTTTTTGCGACAAACATTTCGACAAACAAAATAGCTGGAATCCCGGATATTTGTCGCTTTTTTTTAAAGATTTGCAAGACTCTTTTGGAAAGAAAAAGTCTGTAAAAGACTGATTATCAATGCTTATAAGAGAGTGATTCCGGAGCGATTCGAACGCTCGACCCACGCCTTAGAAGGGCGTAAAAAATCTATCTCACTTTTTATTCATTTACAACCTCTTGAATGCTGCAAATTTTAATAGACCCGACAAACATTCCGACAAACGCCTATCTTTTTTGATTACATGCGTCACGTTTATATTAATTTTACTTCAATTTCCAAGTTGGTATTTAATTTCGTATATTTTACCATCAATTTTATATCTCCAAACATAAAGCGGTTTGTAAACAAGTTCAAAGGATAGATCATATTTCAAAGGATTCCTATACTTAACAAATCCGCAATTTGTTTCATAAAATACCTTCTTGTTTGTTTTAGTATTGTACATTACAAATTCTAATACTTCAACCTCTCGACTACTATTGTTATAGAAAGCGGCTGTAACATTTCCTGTCGTATATCCATTTGTTGAGGTAGATGATCCATACACAGATACCTTTATAGCTTCTTCTATTTCTGGCTCAAGAACTACAATTTTACAAGATGCAACAAAATTACCGTCCTCAGATATTGCGGATATATTACATTCACCGAAAGATATTGATTTAACCAAACCTTCATTGTCTACTTTTGCAATAGATTCATTGGATGATTTCCATATCAATTTTTTGTTAGTTGCGTTTTCGGGTATAAAAATAGGCTTTATCATGAAATATTCGCCCATCTTTATCTTCTTCTCTGTTTCGGAGAATGCAATACCTTGTAAAGACACAGGTCTCCACACTTCTTTGCCTGAATCTTTATATAAGTCATAGACGATAGTATCTTTAGATCCATCATTGTATTTTAAAAAGTAAGAAGCGATAATTGTTGTATCAGTTTCTCCCAAATACATTTCACATGATTCACAGGATGGTATATTAACATTTCTTTCCCACAAAGTTTTAAAAATGGAAGAATTTATAACGCTTTTCAAATTCATGCTTGCGTATGTGGAATCACTGAACCAAATATATTTATCTTCTTTTTGTGGTATATGTAATTGGTCTGTTCCTCCCGGAAACAATCGCATAACTTTACCTTCATTGTCAATTTGAGCAGCACGATTTGTCGCATTTTTATTTAGGTACAACTCTTTCTGGCTTACAGTTGTAAAGAAAAAATCATCATACACACTAACATCTGAATAGATGTATTTATTGTCGAAAACTTTCAAATAATTAGCATTACCGCTTTTGTCAACAATAACCGGTGAAGCAGCTACACACTCAAAATCCGTTTCTTTTAAAACATTGCCGATGACAATATTCCCATTTTTTAATTCTACAGGATTGTAAGAATGAGATTTAAATGAATTGTCCTTATGTATAATCTCCCATATCTCATTGCCTGACTGATCATATTTTGCGAACCAAAAACTTTCTACTTCTTCTATATATTTTGATCCATACAAGTATTTACATCCCCTACTATCTCCATAAAGTTGACCTTGCTTGATTTTAGAAGCGTCGCTTGGTCTACATCCTGTGGCATTGAACCAATCATCCCCTGTAACGCTGTCTTCAGGGAGACTATTTAAAGGCAAATCTTTATCATCTTTTCCGCAACTTACAGAAAAAAATATAATAAATATAACGTAAAATATTTTTTTCATATCATTGAATATTAACCATTTTTCTAATTTACAAATTCATTATCTTTGAGAACAAACCGAAAATCTATTGCCTATCCAACATAGTCCTTAACGCCCATATTGTTTCATCCTTAGATTTAATTGTTGCGTCCTTTTCTAAAATAATCCTCTCAAGGTCTTGAATACGTTGGTTAAGTCTATCGGTATCGTTCAAGCCAGTACCTGCACTTGAACTTAGGCTTTGTATTTCCACACTGCCATCCGGCTTAATAATTTTTTGGGTTCCGCTTTCTGGCAATGAAATGTTTATGCTCTGTCCGTTATTGTAGACAGAACTAACATTAGAATTACCGCTTGCGTTAACTTTATTATTGGATATTTCATTTACCATTTTCAGAGGTTTCCCTCTTCCTGTTAATATGTAATCCGGATTAATATCTTCTCGACTGAAACATATTGCAGATAATATATCCGAGGATAATGTTTTCTCTTTTCCTCCTTTGGTTTTACCTTCCTTCATTTGAGATATTTTAGACTGAGCAGATTTTACACCAAGTTTTGTCTCGATCTCATAAGGAGTAATACCTGCTTTCTCAATGGTTTCAAAAAATCGTTCAATCATTCCCATTTTTTTACATCATATTTAATTGATTTAAAAATATAAAGTATATTTGCATCGTATCAGGTTGCGGATGATACCATACGGATTAACAATACCCCGTTAGGGACTATAGAACTGACTTCACCCCAAACCGCAATTTGGAGTTGATCGTCTTTGCATGCTATGAAAGAGCTGGTTAAATACATTGAAACGTTGCCCATCAAAGAATTTGTATATACGATTGGAATATTACATATTATTGTATTCGTTATAGCTATCATATTTGGAATCATTCTGTTTCGCCAACTTCTGAAACCCCATAATCGGGATTCTTGGTGGAATAATTAGGCATCATTCTTGGAAGAGAGACCGCTACAGAAAATTTTATTCTACTCTCCGCTCCTTTTATACACTCTTTACTTCCTGATACTATTTCTATTCCCAATTTTCCAGAATCCTTTTTAGAATGTGTCACACACACATCAAACTGAACAGGTTGAACAATAGATACAGTGCCATCTCCCATATCTAATATATGCTTAGGCGATAAAAGAGTCCCAAATTGATTAGGGTTTACACAAGCACCATTTTTTGCTGCAAACTCCTGAGCGTCTTTAACTCCTGCTATTATCTCTTTCAATGTTTCACTAACAAATTTTTCCAACTCCATACCGACTTGCATTTAAAGCACACAAGGCACTAATGTTAAACAATGTTATACTTTATATTTTAAAAGCCCAGAAAGTATTATGTTTTAAAAATATAAAGTACATTTGTGCTGTAATAAACAACAAACCCGTTTTGCAAACGAAAACAAAAACGGCGATTTGCAAATATAAAAAAATAAACAAGATATGAAGGTTGTAAGGTATAAGATTTTGTACGAAAAAGGGGTAGTATCCAAGTTATCTTCCAGATTCGGAGTAACAGATCAAACAGTCAGGAACGCACTTAGGTTTTCAACTGAAGGCGAACAGCCAGACTTAATCAGAGAAGTTGCATTAAAGGAATATGGATGTGTGCTACAGAAGAAGCAAATAGTATAAAGACTATAGTCATAACAAGATTAAAATAATACCAAGATGAATACAACATTAAGCCCATACGTCAGGAAAAGCCTGGAGCAGTTGGAAAACATCTACGCGGCACTCAGGCTGAACAACATCGCAATGTCTAAATCAGATGCAATGAAGATTGTTGGCGGAAGATATAAGTTAGAAAGACTGGTTAATACCGGGAAAATCAGGCTCCAAAAACCGGAATCTGGGAAAGCTGGGTGCAAATGGTTCTGCATGGCGGAAGATGTTTTTCGCCATGTTAAGGAATAGGGCATAAGCCGAAAGCGTTCGGCTGGTGAAGGAAAGCGTTCCTGACCGGGTTCGAATCCCGGATGCCCACAAAAGCGTTCTTTGACATGGTTACAATGAAAGTCCTTGATCCTATCATAGGTTACACGTAAGAGGTATCGGGATAGCGGCAAGGCAGTATAAGGCAAAATGGAGGGAGGAAAGATATTTCCAGCTCACGATGAAGTTTAATCGTTCTTTTCATCAAGTCTTATGCGACAATGCGAAAGTATTATAAAGCTGGAACATCCTTTAGGTGTTACGAGTCAAACGTTGGTTAACCTATCCAGTTTTCAAAATATAACCCGGCTTTGAAGGCGTGAAGCTGTCGATCGGATCGGCTGCCGGGTGCAAACGGATGACCACAGGTGATATGGCGTATGTGTATGGCCTTTTCGCATACGCCATATGTTGTTCAATACAACGTCATCCACTTTGTATTTTGCAATTAAATTTTGGTTTTGGTTTATGCCTCTCTCGTCCGTGAGGATATAGCGAGGTGTCTTTTGGTATAAATGAAAGAATTATATATGTTACCGGAGCTTTCTGGGAAGACCGCTCCGGCTCTTTATCTGAAATTAAAAAATCAACGATATATGAAAGCAATTCAACTGTTCATGTTCAGCCTATCTGCGCTGGTGACATTCACGCTGTTTATCGGCGCGTTCTTCAATCCGTCATATTGGCTATTCGTGCCGGGTATGGCGTATTTATCATACCTGTTTTTCAAAGAAAAGCGATGGTAAGGGATATCTACATTATAGATCCGGACGGGGAGCAAGACTTCGATGGGTTTGAAGAGACGGAAGATCCCGAAGATGTATATCAGAGGGAATGGGAAAATACAACTATGTATTGGTAAGATTAATATTCAAATCTAAATTATATAGAAAATGACTAAGAATGAAATTTTAAACAGCGACAGTGATGTCCGCCGTAGCGCTGCCGGGAACCCTAACACACCGGTAGAAGTGTTAACTGAACTGGCTAAGGATAGCAACTGGGGTGTCCGCCGTAGCGCTGCCGGGAACCCTAACACACCGGTAGAAGTGTTAACTGAA